TGTCACTTGTAATGTTACCTGTGCCGCCAGTATTAGCAACTGTTAAGCTTGTTAGTGTACCAACACTAGTAATGTTAGTTTGTACATTAGTTGTTAATGTACCTGCTACATAGTTTGCAGTAACTAAGTTACCCAAATTAGCACTACCTGCTGCAGGACCTGTTAAGTTACCAGTTGTGTCAAATACCCAATGTTCAGTACCATCTACTGTAATTGTTACATTTGCATTGTTATCAATGTGTACATTACTAGAACCGTTTTCAATTTGATCAACATTTGGTGCTGCAGTCCAACTTAGTCCACCGTTACCGTCAGTTTGTAGTACATAGCCTGAACTACCGCCACCAATATGTACATTACCAACATCACCCAATGCTACATTGCTTGTAGCTGTGAAATCTACTGTAGATGATGCAGTAAATGAACTTGCACTTACAACATTAGCACCAGTGATGTTACCACCTGAACCTGTACCAGTAATAATATTACCGTTAACTGTCAAGTTACTTGCTGATGCGTCAAATTTGATATTTGAATTATTTTTTAATAATCCAGTACTATCAGTGAATACAAGAGCATTTGCAATTGTTAAGTTATTTGATGTCAAGTTAGCTGCAACAATAGCACCAGTCGTAACATTTGCAGATATAGTAGAACCAACTAATAAGTTTGAACCATCATATGTGAAATTAGTATCACCTGTAATTACATTACCTGAAGTAGTATATGCAATTTGATTAGTGCTTAATGCAGTATCTACGATGTTAGCTGCTTGAATTGTACCTGAAGCTGTAATAGTACCATTACCCATTGAAGTATTAGCAGTACTATTTCCAACTGTTAGGTTTGATAGAGTACCAACACTTGTAAGATTACTTGCACTTGTGATGTTTGGTTGTGCACCTGTTGTCAATGTACCAGTTAATAAGTTAGCAATAACTTTACCTGTAGTTGATCCATTACCAACTGTCAATGTTACATTACTATTATCAAAGTTTAAATTAGCACTTGATGATAATGTATTAGATGAATCACTGAATTGAATTGCACCAGCACCACCTGTTACTGTAATATTACCACTAATGTTACCATTGATGTTACCATTTAAGTATGATCCAGAACCCAATGTGATATTACCATTACTGAATACTGCTCCACCAAAGTTAGCATTATTTGCAGTAATATTGCCTAAATATACATCTGCAAGATTAGCAGTATCATATGTAACAACATTATTTGATACAGTTACATGTTTTGCTAATACGAATGCTGAGTTAGCAGCAGACCAGCCCATGAATAAATCATCATTTGTTCCAGCTACACGTGTGTGCATTACTAGACCGCGATCATATGCATCATTAACTGTCAATGAAGCACCATTTGCACCAGTACCTAAGTCAATTAACGGATCGGTTAATTGTGATGTAGTAGTGTTGATACTAGTTGTAACACCTGTAACAGTTAAATTACCAGTAATAACAGTATCACCTGCATTTAAGTAACCATTAATATTAGCATGTCCGGTTACATTTAAATTAGCAGTTACATTTGCGCTTCCTGTTACAGATAAGTTATTTGCAAATGAAACATTACCTGTTACATTTGCATTACCCGTAACATTCAAGTCAGTAGTAACATTTGCATTACCTGTTACGGCTAAGTTATTTGATAATGAAACATTACCTGTTACATTTGCAGTACCTATTACATTTAAATTAGTAGTTACATTTGCATTACCTGTCACAGATAAATCAGTTGTTACTGAGACATTATTTGCTGAAACATTACCTGTTACATTTGCGTTACCTGTAGCATTTAAATAAGTAGAATTAACTGTAGTAATATTACCTGTTGTAGCATTAACTGTAGTTACGTTGGCGTTACCTGTTACTGTTAATGTATTGCTTGTCGCATCAAATCTAAAGTTATCACTACCTTGTAAATCACCTGATGTACTCTTAAACTGAATGTCATATGTGTTACCATTTGCTTTAGCAAAGTCCCATGCAGTACCATTTGAATAATATAAATTGTCAGTTAATAATCCACCTGTTTTTATATTAGCAGTAATATTAGCATAATTTGATGTAATATTACCAGTCAATGTTAGTGTGTCTGATACAGCGTTGTATGCGACATTACTTGCATTTTTTAGATTACCATTTACATCAGTATATACCATACCACCTGAAACATTCAAGCCAGATACTTGTACATTTGCAGCTTCAAAGTTATGTTTAACATTTGCATTACCAGTAGTGAATAATTCAACACCAGTACTTGGATCAAATGTAAAGTTAGCATTTTGTGTTAATAAACCTCCCATATCTGCAAACACAATACTATTCAAATTCAAATCAGTATCATAAATGTTAGCAGCTTTGAATGCATGAGTAGATGTGATATTACCTGCAGTTAGTGTATTTGAATCAGTATTAAATGTTAAACTTGCACTTCCTATCAAGTTACCACTTGCATCAGAAAATACAACTTGTGTGTTGCTTAATGTGTTTACTGCAACATGAGATGCTGTTACTTGTCCGCTTACATTTGCAGCTGTTGTGAATAATGTATTAGAACTAAATGTTAAGTTTGTACTAGTAGATAGATTACCGTTTACGTCAGCGATTGGAATACCTGTATTAGCAAAACTTGTAACTTGCAAATTAGCAGTTTTTAGATTAGCAGTTACATTTGCGTTTGTTAATGTCAATGTATCAGTACTGAATGATACATTTGAATCAATAATATTACCATTTGTGTTTGTAGTCAATAAATTACCTGCAGTATGTAAAGAATTGCTTAATGTTACATTACCTTGAATGTTTGCATCAGTTGATATGTCGATATTTGGTGCGCTTAATACGCTGCTCAAATATGTAAGATCACTAGCTCCATTGACTAATCCAGTACTGTCATTAATGAATAAAAGTTCACCGTTATAACCACCGCCACCTGCATCAGTAATATACACTTCAGCAAAACTACCATAACCAGCAGCGTTTACATTACCATTTGCATCAACTGTTAAGTTACCATTTGCAATGTTAGCAGTACCTTTAGCAACTAGATTACCATTTGCATCAACTGTTAAGTTACCATTTGCAATGTTAGCAGTACCTTTAGCAACTAGATTACCATTTGCATCAACTGTTAAGTTACCATTTGCAATGTTAGCAGTACCTTTAGCAACTACATTGCCATTTGCATTAACTGTAAAATTACCACCTGAGAAATTAGCAGTTCCTGATACAGTTAAATTAGCATTAGCATCAAAATTAGCATTTCCGGTTGATGTAGCAATAAAAAGTCCACTGGCATTTGCAGTAATATTAGATGTGCCGCCTTTTAATACTAATGTAGTACCTGCATTAGCAGTTACATTAGTACCGTTAATACTAGTATTTGCATTTGTTAAATTAATATCTCCACCGATATTTGCAACACCAGTGTCACCTACAAAAGTAAATTTACTACCAACAGTTACTGTATTTCTATTACCTACATCAAACTTGAATGCATCTGAACCTGCAGTATTTCCAGTATTATCTTTGTACTGTATATCCCATGAATTACCTTTAGCTTCAATTGTAGCATTAATTGTACCAGTGATTGTACCGGTAACATTCAAGTTACCGTAAATGTTTGCATTTGCTGAATTTGCACCTGCACCACTAGCAATACCAATTGTTAAATCACCGTTTGCAGTTATACTACCGCTGGTAATTATATTGGCGTTTTGTACGCTTAAATCACCACCGTCAATAGTTAAACCTGACAATGTTCCAAGACTTGTAATATTACTTTGTGCATTACCAGTTACTATACCAGCATAACTTGCATAATTTGCATTTGCTACAGTACCTGTAACGTTAGCACCTGTAAGATTTCCTAATCCACCACCGTCAGCAGTAATAACACCAGCTGCATTTGCATGTCCTACGTTAGCTAATGCATATGTTCCAAGATTTAAATTACCATATTTGTTTACAACAACAACATCAGTACTAATTGTTGCATCTTTAGCTAATGTAAATGTACTTGATCCTGGTAAATATCCCAAGAATGCATCTACTGCACCGCTATCATAATATGATAATTGTAAACCGCGATCTTTACCATCTGAATTAGTTAGTGCTGTACCATTTGGACCTGAACCTTGTTGTACAATTGGACCTTCTACTTGAACTGTTGTACTATTAACAGTAGTAGTTGTACCCATTACTGTTAGATTACCAGTAACTGTCGCATTACCGGAGAAAGTTGCGTCATTAGTAACGTTTAATAAGTTATCAATATTAATATTACCGTATACGTGCGTGTCTTTTAATTTTGCCATTTTTTATTTCCTTAAATGTTTCTTAAATTTTTTATGTATTACTTACGATAATACTGTTGTTTCATCAAACTCATTACCTACTTGTATAGTTCCGTTTTTGAGCTGTTTCATTGCACCGTTATACACACTTGATAGTGGTGACGTACTACTATAAGTAGGGTTACCTATACCTGTAACGGTGTGTGCGCTAGCAGAGCTATCTGTTAATAAATGACCAGTAACTGCTGCATTAAGTAGCAAGACTGTATTGTCAATACTGTTAAAAGGTGCATACGGTGTACTAAAATTACTTAAATACAATGCAGCACCTTTCACAATTCTAAAATTTGTTACATATCCATCTAACCAACCAGCTGATGCAGGATCATCATTTACTCCCAATCCACTAACTTCACCACCAATGGTTAATGCTCTTGAACCACGTGAATTATATGGATTGCTATCGGTGATAACAGATGATCCACCCAAATATACTGTTACATGCCCCTGATGTTTTACCAAAGCAACATTGAACCAAGCACCTTGGGGTACTGTACTAGCACCACTATTAAGAATAGTACTACTACCATTCCAATAATATAAACTACCACTTTGTACCTCTAAGTTATCACCATCAGGGAAACACCAAAGTCTTGTATACTTAGTGTTATCATTTAGATAAAACCAGCCCTCAATCGTGAAATCATTCGAATCAAATTCAAAATCACCAAGACTTCCGGTAATATTTAACTTTTGACTACTACCATTAAGTTGAATACTGCCACCTGATGGAGCATGTGTTGCAATTGTAACTTCATCAAACTCTTTTGCAAATACATTAGTTCTTGTGAAACTAATATTGGTTTGTGTGTATTCATCTAAACCTTCATCAATATTAGACGGTTCGTACACATATAGTGTACCATCGTTTACTAATCTTGCTCCAATTCTTGTTGGTGATACCATATTTTCCCTTTTTAACTATTAAAATTAATATCTAATCCTGATGCCAATTCATTGTATGCTAGGTAAACTTTTGATGTTGTTCCACCGTTATTATTAGCTAAATGAATTGCACCCCCTACATACAAATCTTTTTCTACCCCTGCTCCACCTTTTGTGACCAAACTGCCCGAATCTGTGGATGTGGAGTTGATACTACTATTTATCGTTAATTGATTATTTACTGATAGGTTGTTTATATTTGCATTGCCTATATTGGCTCCATTTGCAAATACAGTATTGCTTAATATGACACCATCGTTATTGGATGATATAGTCTGAGCACCAAGATTTATGTTACCTGACAGATTTATATTGCTTGAATATACTGTTAATAATTCAAATGCAGCGTTACCAATTTGATATGTTACATTAGCGTTTGGTATGATATTTGATACCAAATTACCAACTAAAGCAAAATTATTAACAGTTAATTTGTTACCAATATTGGCATTGTTTGCCGTTATATTCCCGGGTGCGGCATCTAATGTAATATTTCCGGTAGTTATACCGTATCTAGCATTAAAATATTGATTAGCCATGGTGTTAAATAATTTCCTAATTAATCCGTCACATATGTACCAATGTAGTTGACTACGGTACCTGTATTCTGTCCAGTTGCATATAATCTTACATTTCCACCAACTATATTGCTAGATAGTGTTACAATGTCCATATTATTGATAGCAGTACTAATAACACCATAAGTTGTAATAAAACTTAACATATTGTTTTGCAACAACAATATTTCCATTGATTGATATCCATCTCCATTATGAGCGTTAATTATATATTTAGCAGTTCTGTAGGTGCTAGCCGTGAACTCATCAATCACAGTATTGACTGTTACAGAAATATTTGACTTATTTCCTACTATACTACCCAAACTAATAGAGTTTGAAGTAATACTATTAGAGTGTATAGTATCAAGATTTGCATTGCCGTTACTGGTTATATTTCCTACTGATAATAAGCCCAAAGATGTTACGTTACCACTACTATTACCTATAATAACATTACCCGCAGAATATCCCAATGACACATTACCTGTAACTGTTCCAAAGATATTTGCAGTTGTTGTATTTGCTATGATAGTAGCACTATTAATTGTAAGTGTGTTTCCTGTACTTGTAAAATAGTTGGCAAGAACATAGTTTGCACCAGTGACGTTACCACCTGATAGTTTAAGATTATATGTACTATCAATGGTAATGTTACCATTGACTTCTAAACTTGATAGTGTGCCTACACTAGTAATATTTGATTGATTGCCTGATGAACTGTCAATAACCCCGTGAAAATAATTACTAGTTACTAAATTACCTAAGTTTGCATTTCCTGCACTTATATTACTTGTAACATTCAGATTTGTAGAAGATATGTTACCAGTGATAGTAAGTACATTTCCAACATAATCAAATGTGAATGCAGCACTAGCACCAATGGTAGAACCAGAATTGTATTGAACTTGTGTATTTGATCCGGATGCGGCTACACTACCGCCACCGGTTTTACTATCAACATACTCTTTCGTGGCTGCATCGGTTGGATCAACAGGATCAACTACGTTTTTAAGTAACGTCTGTGAGGGGAAGGTGAGTGTTGCTGCTGCCATTTTATGAAGTTGTTAGAATAAATGATGCTTGGGTAAACCCAGTAAACCCGTATATAGAATAATTATAACTTTGACCACCTGATGATATGGTCTGAGTACCTGTATGCCCAGTTGGATCATCAACAATATCAAACCCACCAAACACGTGTTTAAATGTATGACTAGCTAGTCCTGAACTATTACTTGGATAATTTGGTATAGCTATCCAAAGATAGTTTGTACTTGTTGTACTTGTTGTTGCACCTTGACCAAGTGCATAATTATTGCTATTATGACTATCACTTATAGTAAATGTAGGTATTGTGCTATTAGTTGTTATCTTATAGAATAGCGGGTAGTACTTTGTAACTGCATTGATTGTACCAGTTACTGGTACTGTAGGAGTAGTTCTAGTTCCTGCTCCGTAATTTCCTGCACCTGTATAATCGCTTGTGCTTATTGTATAACTTTGTGTACTATCTAGACTTGTACTTGTTCCACTTCCTGCACCTGTGCTTGATAGTGATCCAGTTACTAATACATTAGCAACTTGTGTGTATGTTAAATTACCTGATACTGTAGTTCCTGTAACACTAACACTCCAATTGAATCCTTGATTGATATTCCAGTATGGTACTGGATTTGCTGGGAAACTACCACTTACTGAGTTTACATTATATGGTTGAGGTGCAGTACTTGTAAGTGTGGTGCCTGTAACAGTACTCACGCCTGCTCCTGTTGAGCCTCTACTATTTGTTAAATTCGCAGTTACTGTATCAGTCACAGAACTTAACCCATTGTATTCATCTGCATTTCTTAAGCTTGTATTAGGAATTGTAAATGTTGCAGTTGAATTACCATTTATACTTGGATAGATTGATAAAATTTGTGTTCCATTGAGTGATGTACCACCTACATTTATTGAATCACTTGATTGTATTGCAAAAGTAGCATTTGCTAATGTAACTGTTACTGTAACATTTGCAAGATTGGTTGTACCGGCTACATAGTTTGCATAAGAATTTTTAGTAGTACCAATATTAGAAGCACCTTGACTCCATTGATCAGTCATTGTGATGCTAACTGGACCCAATTGTTGTAATGTATACACTCCACCCGGATATGATGGATTTGCGTAATTAGCAACAAAACCTAATGTTGACCCAGGCACGATTGATGGTACATTTGCTTGAATTAAAAAGTAATTTGCAATATTTGCAAATGTTACATTACCTAAACTATCAGTAGCCGCTAATACATAATTAGTCGTACCACCTGATATTTTAGTATTGGTTACACTTGCATTAACTGTTGTTGCAGTACCACCTGTTGCAGTAATGTTTGTTAAATTGCTACCATCACCATAAAAATAACTTGCGTTTGCGATACCGTTTACATTGATACCATTACCTGTTACAACTAATACATTACTATTTCCAGATACATTAAAGTCAATGTTACCACTACTTAGTATATTGATGTTACTACTACCATTGTTTAGTCCACTAGTACTAATTGTTTCAAATGCTAAATTGCCGGTACCATCAGTAGTAAGTATTTGACCAGACATACCGCCTGTAATTTTTACATTACCTACATCATTCAAATTACTAGTACCTTGTACAGTTAAACTGCTTAGTGTACCTATACTTGTTAGATTGCTTGCAGTTACTAAGTTAGGTTGACTATTTGATAGACTATCTAATGTTCCACTGATATAATTTGCACTTACTAAATTACCACCTGATACATTAGAACTAAAACTAATTGAGTTTACATTTGCAACGTTAGCACGAATATTTGCTAATGTATTAACAGTTACGACATCACTAACCGCAGATACATTGCTTGCAAATATAAATTCACTATTTGCTGATTTCCAACCCATAAATGCATCAACTGGTTGAGTTGTATAATAGTGTAGTAATGAACCTCTATCTTTATTATCGTTACTTGTTAGTGCGGCTCCATTTGCTCCGCCACCTTGATAAATGATTGGATCAACAATGCTAGTTGTGGTTGTATTTAAATATGATACAGTACCATCAACCGTTAAGTTACCCTTTACATCCAAATCATTTTGGATCGTTAAACTTGTTAGTGTACCAACACTTGTAAGATTACTAGCACTGGTAATGTTTGGTTGATTGCCTGTTGTTAGTGTACCTGTATAGTAATTTGCAGTTACTAAATTACCCAAATTAGCATTACCAGATGTTAGGTTACCATTGATGTTCAACCCTGATAATGTACCTAGACTTGTGATATTACCTTGACTTGCATTAACTACATTGCCTGCATAATTTGCATAGTTAGAACTATTGACTGCAGCGCTGGATAGTGAAAGATTTGTTAAGTTGCTACCATCACCGTATAAGAAATTTGCATTTACTACATTAGCACCAGTTATATTACCACCAGCCAGTGTGATATTTCCGTTAACTGATAGATTTGCTAGTATACCAACACTAGTAATATTAGGTTGATTACTTGTTGTTAATACACCTGTTATATAATTAGCACTTAGTACATTTGCACCACTAACATTACCATTTAAATTACCTATAAAAGTTCTGGCTCTTATGTTTGCAAACCCGTTTCCAGTTGCACTTGCATTTGCAACAACTACTTCACCGGTATAACTTGATACATCATATATTGCTTGAAACTCGCTATTTGCTGTCTTCCAACCAAAAAATTCGTTGATAGGTTTAGAATTAACCGTATCATAATTATGTAATAGTAATCCACGATCTTTACCATCACTTGATGATAAATTGCTATCACTATTAGAGTTAGGACCACCTATCTTTAATAAAGGATCATCAACTGTGATGCTTGCAGTATTAATATATGTTGCAACACCGGTAACTATTAAGTTTCCACCAATTGTTACATTATTGGAAATATTTAAATTTGATACATTTGCAGTACCTGTTACAGTCAGAACTGCAGGACTTGCACCAGTATCAACAAATGTTAAATTTGCAGAACCTGCTAAGTGATTACCACTATTGAATTGTAATTGCCCATTTAGTCCGGCAGCTGCAGTGAAATTATACGGAGCACCATTTGCATAAAAAATATGGTCTGTTAGTAAATTTAATGCAGCTATATTACCTGCAAAATTACCAAAATTTGCAGTTACATTAGCAGTATTTGATATAACTAGCTTAGGTGTTTCTCCAACAGAGTAACCACCCGCTGAGTTAAACGTTCTTATAGCCATGTTCTAAAATCCTTAATTTGCATAAATTACCGCATGTATTTTATAGTTAACTAAATTATTAACCAATGGATCAACTAATAATTCAATATATCCTAAATTATATGCAACTGAAAAATCACCTACACCAGGACTAGTAATAGGTACATCAATTGTACTAAATTCTAAGTATCCTACTTCTGATCCTAAAACAGTAGCGATCAATTTTGATGTTTGTCTATTATTACCAACTGGATCAGTTGCGATTACTGTATAGTCAATAGAACTAACAGAGAAAGAACTCAACTGATGTAGCTTTTGTCCTGTAGCATTAGTTGTTGTATTTGCAATGAGACCAATAGTTGTTGCTACTGTATTTGCACCAATTCCCAATTGAGAGTATGTTGATATTACAGGTCCGTTAACTGTAAAACTATTGCTTAAATTGTTAAAATTTATACCGGCTGCACCAGATATCACACCATTGTTATTATACATAACATCTGTGTTATTACCAGGGGCAATGATTGAACCGTTTACATTACCATTCAAATTACCAGTATATGAATTAGCAACAACATTTCCTGTAATAACTGTATCACCGGCGATTACTGCACTTCCGGCTATGGTAATGTTACCAATAACAGCAGACGGTGCTGTTATAGCACCAGTAGAATCTATTACTTGGACTGGAGGTATCCCTATTGAATAACCCCCTACAGAATTGAATGCGTCAAGTGCCATGAATATCCCTGAATTATATTTTTATTACTTATTTATCAATTTTTAACATTAGCTATCCAACAAAAAAGGCTCCGTAGAGCCTTTTAAGTAAACTTCCCATCCCGAGGGTAAAAAGTTTTTCTTTCCTATTATTGGAAAGACAATGTGTTAGCGATTGCGATCTCACCCAAATAATCAGCTGCATTACCAAATGATGATGCAGTATTTGTCAATTCGATGTAACCATAACGTGTCATGAATGATACGACTGGTTCGAATGTTGATGGATCTAAAACAACACCAGAACTCATCAAAGGAATATATGGGCAATAGAATGCTGCTGCATCTGTCTCGCTTGTACCTTTGTATCCAACCAATACTGGTTGTGTATCTGATGCGTAGCTATTAACGAATACACGCATTGCACCATTCAATGTACCAACTAATTTTGTATTTGTTGGAGCTTCGAATGTACCTTCTGTTGTACGTGCAAAAGCCGAAGTAGTTGCAGATTGCAATACTGTCAAAGCTGCTGGACTTACAACTGCCCAGTTACCTGCGCCACGACGTGTGCGTTGAGCAATCAAGTTAGCAACACGATTAATCAATACTGCTAAAGCTGCATGCTCGTCACCAACGAAAGTAGCTGTACCAGATACTGTAGCTTGGTTATATGTGTACTCAGTTGTAGCCAATGTTGATAGGCTCAAAAGAATCTCTTGGTCAATCTCAGCAGTAATCTCTTGTGCAAGAGCTGCCATGATTTCTGCCTCAACGTCAATGCCATGTTGTGATTGTGCGTCTTGAGCAGCTTCAAATGTCCAACGTGCTTGCAACTTACGTGATTTAGCTTCAACAGCTTGACGTAGAATTTGTACGCTGATTTGCTTACCGCCATTACCTTCTAATACAGATGTATTAGCACCAGTATATGCAGTTGCAGAAGTGTTATCTCCTGAAGCTCTTGTTGAATAAGCTTGAGCAATTTTGAATGGGCTTAATGCCTCTTCACCTGCAGTAACTGATGTTCCTGCTGCACTATTGTCGGATAAGTTATTTGCATAACGTACACGTAGTGTGTGAATTTGACCAACTGGTCCTGTCATTGGCTGAACACCAACCAACTCGTTAGCGATAACTGTTGGCATGACACGACGGATAACTGGAAGAATCACACGGTTTAATGTAGCGATGTTACCAGATGTTGTTGTACCAGCTGAAGACTCAGATAGTAGTGATTTGCGAGTATTCTCAAGAATAACTTGCATTGTTGAACGGCGATTACCTTTAAGACCTTCAAGTAGGGCTTCTTTGGTCTCGTCCCAACGACCTTCTAATAGAACTTGTGACATAATTATTTTTCTCCTAAATTCAATGTCTTAAAATTAAATACCAGCCAAACGTCTTAGATCAATCACATTATCACGTGATGTTTCTTCAACTTCTTGTTTTGTGGTAGCTTTATCCCCAGTTACTGCTTGTACACTTTCTGAAAGCATAGATTTTTTAGTTTCTTTTCTTTCATTAATGTTATTAAGCACCGCAGGTAGATACTTGTCGAAAGCGGCTTGCAATTTTGGTGTTTGCACACTTTCTAGTAAGTCACGCATTACTGTTGCTTTTTCTTCATTCAAAGTACTTAGCAATTCATCCATAGTTTTTTGACGACTATTAGATTCTTTAATAATACGAACTTCACGTTCTTTACTTTCAATTAGTTTTTGAGCCTGTACAATTTTCTTCGTTGACTCTTCTAATTGTTGTTCTTTACTTTCTAATGTTGCCATTAGTTTTCTCGTTTCTGCTTTTGAATTCAAATATGTACTACTGAATTCTGTTGCAAAACTTTCAAAGATACGGCGACCAAAATCGTTTTCACGAGCAGTCTTAATATCTTCTCTTAACTGATTCATTTCACCTTTGAGATGTTTAGCTACAGCTTCATTAACACGCTTTCCACTTTCAGACACAAAACGTGCCTTCAATGCTTCCAACTGTTGACGACCTTCAGCAACTAACTTAACCTTTGCTTCAACTACTGCTTGTTTGTCTTGTGAGAATTCTTTAATTTCTTTTGCAAGAGCTTGAACAACGAATTGCTCTAACTTTTGTTGACTTTCTGTTTGTAGTTTACGCTCACTACGTAATTCTTTGATTTCTTCTGATAATTTTGTTACCATAAAATCATTAAATTTGCTTGCGTTTTCACGCAATTTTTGATGAGCTTTAACACGGTCTTCGTTCATTGCTTTCTTTTCAGCTTGAAATTCTTCAATTTCAGCTTGTAAGCTTTCTGTAACCATACTGTCAAGGGCTTCAACCATAATTAATTTATCATGGTCATAACGTTGTGCAAACTCTTCACGTAGTTCAGCACGTACTTGCTCACGAGCCTCATTCAACTTAGATTCCCATGCCTCATTTATCGCTTGGCTTGTTTCTTCGTTGATAATTCCGTTCTCAAGTAATGGTTTAATAATTTCCAAATTCATTGGATTTCCCCTTTTATAGTTGTTCCGTTTAACTCCGGATCACCGAGCATGGATGATACAAAATACCATCCATTCTTATTAGCTTTAGCCCATCTAGATATAGTACGGGCTGAAACGTCATAAACTTTTGCACCTTCATAAGAGGTGATGTATTTTGTTCCGTTAGGATCAATATAGTATCCACTCCATGTAGGATTTTTTATTCCTAATTTTTGTTCTCTTAATATTTTTCTAGTTTCAATAGTAACAGGGTTTCTTTTTTGTCCCTTTCTACTAATTGAAATTTTTGTTTTCTGCTCTGATGACAACGACAATCCTTTATTATAAGAAGGGATACCAATCGTGCAAAATTTACCATCACCATTGTGCTGATTAAAACTTCTAGAATCATTCTTTGCATCAAATAGTTTTAGAATTTCTGCCTCTAAATTTCTCATTTCTATAGGATTACCGGTTGCAATTATTTCTCGTTTCCATTGAGTTTTATCATTAATTATTAAAGGTTTTACTATTCTACTAGAACAAATATAACCATCTTCAACATGAGACTTTTTGCTAGTACGTGATCCAATATACCATTTCATTGTTGGTAAGTGAGTCCATTTATATACGTAAGCGGTTGTCATTTTTAATTCTTATTTAATTTTAAGATCTTTAATAAGACGAGTTACCTCATCCTTTAAGTATCTTTGTACTTTACTGTCGTTCTGTGCATCTTTTGCTATACCTAACAATTTATGACCATGACGCATATTCATCATGCCTTCATATATTGCTTTGGGGTATGCATTAGGTGCTGAGGGTTGAGCCACAATATCCACAGTGACTATTTCAAAGTCACTAACCTTTCCTGTTGCATCATCAACGTTACCGCTGCCTCTGCTGGATACTCCTAATTTGACACCACTGTCCAACATAGTCGATACTAATTGTCCCATTGGTGTTGGTAATATCTTTAGTTTTCCAAATCCATTTGCACCATCCATCCACATAGATGTGATCATGTGTGAAACTCGGTCTAAATTTATTTTAAGATCATCTGGGTGATCTACTTCTCCAAGTACTGAATAACCAGATGTTATTTGTTCGTTTAATGAATTAACTGCAATCTCAATTTCAGACACAGGGTAAACACGCTCATTTGCGTTTTTTACCCCGCCCTGAATAAAGATGCCCTTCATATAAAGGCTCTTTTTAGATCCTTCACCTTCACTCTCGACCACGATATTGGCGCGGTCGAAAGTTAGATGTTCTTTGAGATACAAAGCCATTACCTCAGTTTACCTTACTTAACAATCTTCTTTGTAGTCTTTTTAGACTCAATCACAGATTTTGTGTTTGCACCATCATCACCATGCTTTGGCTTAGGTGCTGTTTCTGTTTTGCTACCGTCTTGTCCAGGAGCATTTTTGTACTTACCAGGAATTGTAGCTGGAGCTTTTACTGTACCACCTTTTTCGTCACCACCAAATGCATTAACTGCTTTAGCACCATTGCCTTGAACTTTAGGTCCACTGCTTACTGTACTTCTTGTTTGTGCACCATTGTCACCGTGTGTTACAGAAACTTTTTTCATTTCAACGGCTTCCATCATAGACTCTTCGTCATCAGATGCTTCCATCATGTCCTCATCGCCCATGTCTTCGTCACCCATGTCTTCTTCGCCCTCTTCATCGTGACCTTCTTTACCCATGATTTGTTCAAATTCGGCCATCAATTCGTCTAACTTGTCTTCTAAGTCAACAACACGGTCTTCAATGTCATGTTCTGTTTCATTACCATCTTCCATGTCATCGCTATCTAATTCGATGTCATCAGTATCACCCATACCGTCATCAGTTTCGATGTCGGCAAAGTCTTCGTCTTCTTCGGTCATACCTTCTTCTTCAGCGGAAATCTCATCAAGTAGTCCACCTACTTGTCCGCCCATATTTTCGTCCATACCTTCTTCGTCCATCATTGATTCATAGATTTCGCGGCTTTTTTCAACTACGATATCATGGAATAATGCACGTGCTTTATCTTCGTCTTCATTGATAATCAAATCAATAAGTTGCTCAAATTTTTTGTTGTCCATTGTTTGTCTCCTGAATTAAAATGGCTTTGTAGAGTTATTTAGTGTGTAGTCACTAAAACATATCAATAACTGCTATTTTTTTGCGTTTTTATCGCAAATATGCAGTTTTGATTACAATCCAGGAGCTGCTGCACCTTCTGCTTGAGCAGGTGCATATTGTTTTCTTAATTTTTTAAGATTATTTGATCGCTCATAATTGCGAACATCTAACATTCTACGCAACTTTCGTAATTGACGTAGTGTTAATTTTGATTTGCGTAACTCATGCCATTTAGGTGCGCTGTTATCAGAATCTGTATCCTGATACCCATCTATAGCTTTGTCAAACATTTCAAGTAATTTCATATAAGGTATTTATCACATATTTGGTGAACCAGCAGGAGCTCCTGCTCCACCTGCTGGCATCGCTTCAGGTCCTGCTACTGCAGCACCCAATTCATTAGGTGGCATTTCTTGTCCTGGTTGTGGAGCAAGATTTTCCATATTGTCTTTATCAGTTTCCAAGTCACCCGGACTTATACCAATACTACGTAAGTCACTACCTGATGTTTCACTATCTTCTGGCTTCTCACGTTCTTCAAACCACATACTTTGATTCTTTTCAATTTCTTCTTGTGTTAAGCCTAAGAAACGTTCCATTGCAAAACGTTTTGCAATATACGGAAATGCTTCCATAGTTTGAAATACTGAAACACGTGCATTATCTAATTCACTTTGTCGATATGCGGCAAAGTTTTGCGGTGGATTGAATGTAATGTCAAACAAACTTGAATCAATATTAAACCCTCTCCAACGCATGAATAACTTAAACTCTTCATTCAATTTCTTACTCATGTAGTTTTGCAAACGTTCACAATATTGATTAAAGCGAAACTCTTGAATCATGGCTGTACCAACACGACCATCGCTCAACGGAGTTGGACTATCTTCTGGTCCTTGAGGTAAATATGAACTTGGGACACGTAAACCACGTGCTAATCTATTATTGAAATAACGTAAGTCATCAATTTCACCCAAATTCTGACCACCGGGTAATGTCGTAACTGTACTTCCGCGCCCATCAGCGGTTTGTGGGAAAAAGTAATCTTCGTTCATACTTAATGGATTATATGTAGCATCCATTATACTTGCACCACCTTGTACACTTGGGATGCGTCTTTGATGAATTTCATTTTTAATACGATCTACAAACGCCATAGCCATGTGGCTTGGCATATTACCTACGTCAATCGTAAATACCCTACGTTCTGGGGCACGTTGTACACGATAGATTAGAATCGCATCTTCAAGCAATTCTTTTTGTTTATATACTTTAAAAATATTTTCTAAAACTGATTGTCCAAAAGGCCAATATCTATCTAAACCTTCCGTCAAGCTTAGATGTACGACATGTTTTGCATCTATTGCGGCTTCATTTAATCCTAGTCTAAAGCGACTTCCAGCAGTCCCATTTGGCATACTAGGAACTGTATAACCTTGAGCAGAACCACCGCCACCTGTACCACCAAAGCCAGTTGCAGGGCTCATTGCAAAGTCTGTGCTAACTTTTTCAGCAATACTTAAGTTTTGTAAATTTGGATTAATATCTTTGATAACATACTGTTCTGGGAGCTTTCCTTCGCTCTCATTAACAATAACTTTAGTCACTTTAGTCATATCAACCCAGTATAACTTAAAGTTTTCTGGATCTCTTACGAATACTTGATCACCGTATTTGATTGTATTACGGAAGATTTTGAATGCTCTAGTATCAAATTCATTGAGTTTACACCACTGTTGTAGTTGTGTTTTAATAATATTAACTTCATGTGGTGTTGGATCTTCTGTGAATATTATCTCAAAAGGTGTCTTGTTTTGTTCGTTTTTTTGTGTACTGAACTCAGCAATAATGTCTAAACATGCATTAATTTCAGCATCTACATCCATCATTTCATACTGATTATAGCGTTCAATACGATTTGGATGTCCTGTATACACCTCAGGCAAACGGCTTTGATAATTTTTATATCCAAAATCATTATTATGATATTCTTCCGAACTACCTGAATTTTTATAATTTTTAGGCATACCATTCCAGGCGCCGTAATTGTTATTGGATCCTGATATAGGACTTAGGGCGCCGGTTGTATTTGGGGCGGAAAAACGCTTTTTATATGACATGATGTTATATTTATCAATTATCCCACATGGGTGGCTATTTTATTACTGACATCAATAAGTGTACTTATTTCTGATGCTATAACTTGCAATTCATTTAAAAGATCACCTAAGTTAACACCGTCTCTGATTTGATTTTGTATTGGTTTTGTAGATTCATCTACTTTATTAGCTTTAGCTGTTGCATCTTCTACTATTTTTTGAACCAAGCTTGCTACTGCTTGATTGTCAACTTTTTGGTTTACTACGGGAACAGTTGGTGCAGATTTATTATCATTTGTATTATCAGCCGATGTCATAGGTGGGTTAGTTAACTCCCAATGCACAGGATCTTTTTTAGGAAAGGGTTGTGTAAATCCTTTTTCTTGTAATAATTTACGAATTTCAGGATGTTTATATAGATACTCAGTTGGTACGTCTATTGCTTGACCTGTTTCATGTTTGCTTGCACCTGGTTCAGCTACTGGATTAGGATTATTTCCTCTATTTTTATACAATTGTTCTTGTTGCTCATGAGTTCTAAATCCACCATATGTCCCAATTGGTATATTGTATTTTTTTGCAAATTCATTAATTGTTAAACCATCTACTAATCCTGTTTGATTAGGTTTTTGCTCTGTTGGTTTATTTTCAGGTAAATTGTTTGTTTGGTTTGGCGCCGGTGTAGTATCAGTTGATTGTTTATTCTCATCTTCTTTTTTTTCCAAAGCTAAATATTTATTAGCCTTCTCTACCAATTGTTTACTTTTATAGAGTGCTAATTCATTATCTCTTTGATCTGCTCGTATCTCATTTATTTTTTGATTGAATGTCTTTACATCCTCATCGTATGCCCTGATACCAGGACCGTAACCATTCGCTTTTAGTTTTTCTAGACTATCTATTTTCTCTTTTACTGCTTTATTATATTTTTCTTGTAATTCGTTTTTTTCTTTTTCTAATTCTTTTTTTGTTTGTGCTTCTTCATCTATTACTGTATTAGCATCTTTTGTTGACTCAATTGTTCTCCATAAATCTGTAAAATCTATTTTACCAAAAGTTATAAATTTAACAAATTTAGCAAGGCCGTATGAAGCATTATCCAACATATCAGTAAATTTTTTGATAATATCCATTGATGTTTCAAATGTGCTATCTGCAAGTTTGTCTAGTTTTTGCCTCGCTATCATACTATCATATTCTGCCTGAGCAGCTTTTATTACTTTTGGATCACCTTTTCTTTTAGCTTCTTCTAAATTAGCTTTTGCCACTAATACACTACTCATATTTCTTAATTTATTTTCTGCTTCCATTGTCTGTAATGTAGTACCTAGTGCAGCTCCGGCTTCATTACTTGCTAATGCAGTTTCTCTATTTGCTCTATTATTTGCAGCCAACGCCGGTAGTGTTTGCTTTTTTAGTACATCAGCCATACCTAAGAATGCGTTACCACCGCCACGTACAACGTTTTGAAATCCAACAATGGTAGGTAACAATAGTCTTTGATAATTTGCTGCTAATTCAGTAGTTGCCCTACCGCCGTTTGCAATCAATGACATAGCTGCAGCACTCATTGTTGTACCAACTTGTTCTTGCATCAACAACATTGCGTTACTTGCTTGTTGTGCTAATGCAGGACCATTTGGTCCTGACTCTCTGAGTTTTTGTAGATATATTTGAAAATCTAAACTTGCTTGTTGTTCTTGTATTTTTTGTTGTGCAACATCTTTGCTCTGACCAGTTAACTGACTTAGTTCAGTTAATTGTTCAATATATTCTTTTGTTTTTGCAGTTACATCTGCTATATTATTAGATTCTAATTTACCAAATTTAGTTTGGTTTGCGATACTTAGTCCGGCAAATTTTATAATTTCTTGTTCAGTTACGCCCAGTGCTTTGAAATCAAAAAAATTATCTTTATCTGTTAATAAATGTTTTACTACCTGTTCAAAGTTTTTTCCACCTGCTGTAATGCTACCACCAAATGCACCTAAATCAGGCGCAATTCCCCTAAGTGTATTAGCAAAAAACGCTAAATTTTCTGATGATGAGCCTGTATCAATCTTAAGTTCTTGCATCAAGTTGGAATAATTACCAAACTCATCAACTATATTAGTAAATCTAACACCAACATCACTTAGTGTGTTATAAGTTTTTAAGTACTCATCATTGTTCTTCAATCCTAAGGCAACAAGACCACCAAATACTTTAATGAGTTCACCGGCAACAACACCTAAAAGTCCTAATTTTGATGTCATTGATGCAATTGTGTCCGTAACACCTTCAACTGCACCGCCATATTTACCAACACCCTGTTCAGAACTGACCATCGCAGATCCAAAACGTTTGGTCAATGCGACTAGTTGTTCAGTTGCAAGAGTAAGATTTGACTTTGATTTCTCTTCTTTTTTGGATGCCTCAGTTACACCTTCGGCAGCCCGATCTAGATCATTGAGTTCTTTACCAAAAGAGCCGGCGTGTTTACCAATAACTTTAAAAGCTTTTTCTAGGTCATTGGCTGCATCCTGATTACCTTCAACTAGTCTTTTAACAAATTCATTGAATTCACGGGACACATCTTCATTATTATCTGCCACAATTTTATCCTTATAAATACGATTACGGTACATAGTATTTATAGTAAAAAATAGGAGCTAAAAATGGAATCATCAAACCCACTACAACAATATTTTCGTAGACCATCAATTTATTTGAAATTACCCAGTCAGGGTCAGGGATACCCTGAGGGTGCAATCGATCTTCCTGAAAATTTAGAGATTCCTATATATCCCATGACTGCTATCGATGAGATAACTACTAGAACTCCTGACAGTTTATACAATGGTATGGCTGTAGTAGAACTTATTAAAAGCTGTGCACCCAATATCAAAGATCCATGGAGTATACCATTAACTGATTTAGATCCAATATTAGTTGCAATACGTATTGCTACAAACGGTACCTTTATGGAGATAGATACTAGTTGCCCAAGTTGCAGCGAAGGTGCAAAATTTGATCTTAATTTAACCGCAGTACTGAATGATTTTCAAGCAGGTGACTATAGCACACCGTTGACCATTGGAGATTTAAACTTTAAGTTTAGACCTTTACAATACAGAGAAATCAATGAAACGAATTTAATACAATTTGAAGTTCAAAAGTTGATTAGTATAGTGCAACAAACAGAAGATCAAGAATTAAAAAATCAAAAAACACAAGAATTGTTACTAAAGATCAATGGGATCGCTTCCAGTGTTATAACCAAAACCATTGAATACATACAAACACCAAATAGTACTGTGTTTGAAAAAGAGTATATTAAAGAATTTTTAGATAACTGTGATAAGAATACATTTGAAACTGTAAAAGACTTTTCTGTAAAAATCAGAGAACTATCTGAAAATAAACCACTGGACATTACTTGTACTAGTTGCCAACACCAATATAAACAATCATTTGCTATTAACCCATCAACTTTTTTCGAATAAGGCTCCATTCTTTAGACTCCGAGGGAATCAAGGGCCTTATCGCACAATACGAAAAAGAATGTGATGATATCAAGACTGGAGCAATGAAAATGGCTTGGTATATGAGAGGTAGTGTATCATATACTGACATACTCAACATGAGCATATCTGAGAGAAAAGCCATAAACAAATTGATTGATGATAACTTAGACACTACTAAGAAGTCCGGACTACCATTCTTCTAAAATATTTTTATTTTATCCATAGTTATTCATTTATCATAACTTAGGGTTATCTTTAAAGATTACCTTCGGTAATCTAATACCTTCACTCATACTTCGCTTCGCTCAGTCTATCGTTCGGTATTGTTTTTATTCACATCTATTCTTTTTTGTACTTTATTTCTTTTAGGAATACTTGCCGATTTGACTCCATGGTAGTGCTGTTTCAGCACTACCAAAAGTTTTGATCTTGCACGACCGTCATCCTTGCCATCTGTTCCCCACATGATCAGCTATTATTGCTATCACGTGCCACCGGTTGCTCTGTAAGGTTCTTTATGGGATTGTAGTTGAATATACGTCCGTTCAGTTAGGATTTCATTCAGCAACGCATGTTTTATATCATCAAGATAGAATAGATATAAACTCATTGAAGGTTCGCTTTGACGATTGCCTTCTCGGTGTTTCATAGTCACAAGTATGTGACTACGCTGACTCCAGAATCTGACGGCACAGCACGATCTGTACAATCTCAAGGAGAGCTAACAAACTTAGCTAACGAATTGTCAAACTGTTAGAGTTAAAATGTTATTGGACTTTGTGTCTGTTTGGCTAAGTGGTTTTGACTTTGTGTCTGTGGAGCCTGCGTATGCTCTAACGAGTTCTTTGTTTAATTTGAAGAAACTATCAAATTCAGTGATTACCCAATCACCATGTTTTTTACTAACATAGAAAAAAAGATTGTCTATAGTCCATGTTAGTTTGGGTTGTACTGCAATGTAACGTCCAATACGATTGAACTTCATTATAAGCATGTTCAAATCGCCATCATCTTCTACATCAAGTAATTGTTCTATCCAACTGTCTATTATCTTACATTCGCCTGATAATAGCAAGTGAAAAGGGAAGTCTGCATATGACTTGCACTCGCAATTAAATTTAATCCAAGAATCAGGGGCTATTATATCTCCCTTAAAGGACTTAGCTTGATTTCCGTCTAAAAAGTTTTTTCGGTGAGAATTGGATCCTCCGATATATGCACCTGAATTAGGAACACGAACAAAAGGCTCGCCGTACGTTTCACTAAGAAATTTTGCAATTTCCCTTTCATACGAGCTACCTTTTGTTTTACTTTTTGAAGACATATAGTACTTAGTCGGTTTAGACAGTCCTTAAATTTTTACAATTAGAACCGTGCCAGCGAGTAAAATTAGCAGGATCTGCATAGAATTAGATCACTGTATTGAAGTGGAAAAATCAATAGTTGTAAAACCATTTTCCTTAGTAACTTTTAATACATTTGGTACTCTGCCTACCAACTCTTCACGGTGACTTATTAACCAAATTGACTTACTGCGACGCCTAGACATATCCTTAAGTATAGCAACACTATTTTCCACTCCAGTTACATCCATTCCGGAGTCCACTAACTCGTCAATAAACAATGTATTGATTGGTTGATATAAGTTCTCCCAAACATCTCTGAAAGCAAAACTCAATCCTAGAATCAATCTATTTGCTTCACCTCTAGATAAGTTACCAAAGTCAAGTTCACGTCCTAACTCTGTGATTTCAACACTCAAATCATTTTTGAATACAACTTGATGCGGTAAACCAATTTTATCTAGGTAGTGTGTTAATCTACTGTTAAGATAACTTAGATTCTGATCTACAATCTTTTTACGAACGAAACTATCTTTACTAGTTAGTATGTCTAATAAGAACTTTTGGTGTTCTAACACTTTGGTTAGTTCATTAATCTTATCAAAGTTAATCTCTTGTATACCGTTACTTTCCATATCACTAATCTGTTCTAGATATGGACTAGTTTCAGAATACATTTTTGTAATCTGTTCAAGTAAATTAATCAACTGACTGCTATGCTTGATTGCTTGTGCCTCTGTATCATATATCGTACTTGGTCTAATACCTGGTTCAGGTACCACTTCAAGTAACTGTTCAGCAAATGGGCTTTCTTCACTTTGCTTTGATACAATATTTTCAAGTATGGTTGCAATTTTGTTACTATGTGTAATAGCTTCGGCTTCTGTTTTATAGAATGTTGTTGGTTCTGGTTCAATAACAAATATATCATTGGCTAACAATATATTTTGTTCAATAACTTTAGTATCTAAAATTTGTTGTGTATCTGATAACAAACTTTGTTTATCTGATAAAACTTTGGTATGCTGTTCATCGTGGAAATCCTGTCCACATGCATAACACTTATGATCTTCTAATGTAGCAATTTCATTTGTGAGTTTGTTGACTAGTTTTTGTTGGTTAGTAATATCTGTTTTAAGACGAGATAATTCTTTATCTCTATCAGTTTTTGCCTTTAACTGAATCGTTCTAGTAGCTTTATCTTTATGTGCCTGTAGTTCAACTGTAATATCAATATGGCTCAATTGATCATATGTTTTCTGAAGTTCAGAAACTTCTCTATCACGCTTTTGAGTCCATGCAACATCCCTAGCAACTACTGCATTATATGCATCATAAGCAGACTTCTTTTGATTATAGAGAGTTAAATCTCTATGTGCAAGTAGTTCAGATTCAATATCAATTTCTGATAATTGATCATGTTGTTTAACCAAATACTCTAAGTCACTAGCATGTTTCTTTTGCCAAAGTTCATGCCTACGTTTCATACTATCAACTTGTGTAAGTACACGCTTATTGGCTTCTTCTACTGCTTTGATACGAAACTCTTCAGCTTGCATATCATCTTTAGTAACTTTATTCATTACTTTAATGAGTTCAGCTTTCTCACTAAGCAAAGTGATACCCAATAACTGTTCAATGATATTGCGTTGATCATTGGCTTTCATTGCCAAAAAAGGTTCACTATAAGTATTGAGTGCAACAATATGATTGAACATATCACTACTCATATTGATTACTTTTTCAATCTCTGCTTGTGTTTCTTTGTTTTCACCTTGTGCATCATCAACCACTTTTTGTTGTTCATCATTTACATAGAATCTAAGAATATTTGGCTTACGCCCACGCTCAATCTTATAGTTTATACCATTCACACTAAACTCAAGTGTGACTAACATATTTTTAGTATTGGTACGATTAACTAAATTATCTTTACGAATGTTATTGATAGCAACACCAAACAATGCATAGCTTAGACCTTGAATTAGGGTAGTCTTACCAGTACCATTTCTAGCACCGTCACCACCCATGTCTAAGTTCTCACCTAGAATAAGTGTCAAGTCAGACTTATCTAAGTCAACCCCCTGTGTTACTGCCCCGATTGATAAAAAATTCTTTAATGTTATGTTTTTAAGAACGATCATAAGTTAGTGTAAATGTCCAATAATATTTTCTTGTCAAATGTATTTGATTCAATTGAGTTGATCTGATCAATAACGATTTGGTCAACACTCTCAAATTTCAACCCATCAAATCCGTTTTGTTCTTGTTGATCTACCATCATTGGGATCAATGTCATCTCACGCAATTTGTATTGAGGGATATATGTTTCTCTTAGAAAGTTTGCTTCTTCATATGAAATTGCAAAGTCTAAGTGTACTCTATTATAGCTACCAGGTAATAGTAATCCGGACTCATTAGCCATAATATCACTTAACTTTTGTACTCTGAATCGAGGTTGATCGGGCCAACTATGAAACTCTGGCTCTTCACCCCATTCTAGTATCATCATTCCCCTTGCATCATCTCCTGCATCTGCAAAGTTATGTGGAAAGGCATTGCCCATGTACCAAATATTTTTATTTGCTTGTCGCTTATGAAAGTGACCACTGAATACCCTATCAAACCCTGTAAAGTGTTCTCGTTGAATAGTACCATGATCCGGCATTGCAATCATAGCATTCATGTAAAAGCTGGGCAGTTCAAAATGACCAAACATGTATTTGCCACTCATTGACCTAATTTGTTTGTAATCATCTCCTACTAACCATGGAGCAATAACCACGTCCCCATCAACGAACCAATCATTACAAATAACAATATTTTTAAGATGTTTTGCAAATTCAACACTTTGAATGTCACGACGGTCACGATAGTATAAGTCGTGATTACCAGGAATAAAATAAACAGTGGTAAAAGCGTCATTGAGTTTCTCCAAAGCCCTCAAGCTATAGTTAAGTGTAACAATGTTAAGATTTGCACGATTGTTATGCCAATCACCTAAAAAGAAACATGTTTCACATCCTTCTTCTTTGGCTTTGGATATAAACCAATCTACAAAATTTAAACAATCTTCATTATGAATAGTGCTATTTGACTTAAGACCAAAATGCAGGTCTGTGAAAAACGCGGCTTTTTTAAATAAATTACTCATCTGTGTATTATATAGGAAAAGGAGCCGCAAAAGCAACTCCGTTGGTTAAATGAAATATGTTATTCTTCGTATACGGTACTACTACCGCTACCTTGTCGTGACCAACTTGGATTTAATCCATTGATCTCTAAAATATCATCACGAATGTTTTGATTTCGTTTTTCACTATTCAAAACACGACAGAAACTATTGGTAATAGCGGCTGTGTAGTATGCGAATGGGTTAGCACTTTTGGCTTCGTTAAAGCGTAATCCAACATATGTCAGTTGTAGAATAGCACTATTACGCATTTCATCATTGTATGTATATCCACGCCAATTGTACTTCATTGCATATTTTTCACACATCATAATATACATTTTGGCTAGTTTGTTTGTGATGATTCCATGATCCTTACTAAACTCACCGGACTCTAAATCACCCATCCAATGACTCTTTCCAATACACTTAAATGTATTTGTTTCATCTAATCTGTAGTGTTGGAATGGGGGAAAATTAACCTTGACATGCACCATGTCATCAATTTCTTTTGCAGTAGTTGGATCTTCCAAGTCAGCAAAGATTTCTTCGGTATCACCCTCAAATTCAAAGAAATCTTTAGCAGTTTTCTTTTTATCTACTTTGCGGGGTTGTTTTGGTGCAACTGGAATATGATCCCAAGTCATAACACGAAAAACTAAATCAGTTACGGGGATAGAATCAGGGCTTACTGAATCTTTTACCCCTGCTTCCAAACTCAATCTTGTAGCACGAGTTTCTTTAGCAATTTGAATGGTTTCGGGTTTAAGCGCATACTCTAAGCTTTTTTCTAATGATTCAGTGGGCATATCTACAATAAAATCATAGCGATGATCTTCTGGGTTTAAGTATGAACAATATGCATTTTTACTGGTATGGATCTCTTTGAGAATATCTTTGTTATTTAAATAATTTACTGTTTTTTTGGTAGTTGTTATAGTCATATGACTCCGTTATTGTATAACATAAGTATAACACTATTGTTGTAGCATTGCAACAAATAGCGGTAAAAAATGGTGATTTTTGTTGAGATAAATAGTATTTAGTAAAGGTATCTATGTAAATGGCAAACCCAATAAGTAACGGCACAGTAAATCTTGGCACAGTAGGTGGCTATCCTAATGGCATGCCAATTATAAATCAAACAGTTCTTGGTGCCGCCGGAGTAGGGGATACGTTAGGTGTAGGTAAGTCAGATGCAAGTGCATCACTAGAAGGTCAATCAACTTCAGATCAATTATTATTAAATGCAAAAAAATTAATAGATAGCGGAAAATCCAATCTAACTCAACAAGCAAGCGATTTTGGAGTAAGCCCAAATCAATTGCAAAAGGATATTTATGCAGCTCAAGTTAGGACCGGAACAGGTTTAGGTAGTGGAAATTTTGATACTGCACCAACCCCTATAGACATCCCGTCTCCAAACAAGACCCCTACACCCGATGCTGTAAAAACTCCAAGTCCCACTACTAATTACAAGCCCGGTGAGGTAGGTAGCGGTACACTTGATACTGCACCTAAACCGTTAGAGTTCATATCTACACCAATCTCAAATTCAAACTCAACACCGACAACTCCTTCACAAGAACAATCTGCTACTAATACAGGTGTGAATAGCAACTCAACCAGTAACGGATCTTCTAATTCAGGAATTGTCTCTTCAAGTTCAGTGGGTAATGGTAACGGTAATGCAGATGGTAACGGTGCGGTAGGTAGTAATTCAGGCAATGGATCAGGCAATGGATCAGGCAATGGACAAGCTAATAGTTTAGCTACAGGTAATGCAACTGATAATGGAACTAGTATAAATGGTACAGGTGCAACAAACGGCACTGGGGTAAATCAAAGTATAGTAGGTAATGGTGGTGGTAATGCAGATGGTAATGGAGGTAGTAATGGTGGCAATGTACAAGATGCAAATCAAAATGCGGTTGTTACACCCCCAACGCAAGCATCAAATCCTGTTGCAAATGTAACAGTAAATTCACCATCTACTGCACCTGCACAACAAGAAACTCCTGCAGCTGATAACTCTCCCGTTACAGCTACATTACCACCAGTATCAATATCTGCTCAAAGACCCGCCGCAGATCCCAGTGCTTCGACACCTGCTCCAGTACCAACACCTGCTCCGGCAAATACCGATACTCAAAATCAAAATCAAAATCCTACACCATTAACAACAGTTGGTAATACTCCACAAGTAACACCATCACCAGATTGGAGATTAAAATTATCCTTGGCTCCACATGCTACCTATTTATATAAAGATCCTGCAGCTGCTAATGATAGAACAAATATATTGAATCCTTTAGTTGCAACCAATGGCATAGTATTTCCCTATACTCCTACTATCAACGTTGGCTATAAAGCAAACTATGATGCCGCAGAGATTGTACACAGCAATTACAAAATGTATTTTTATAAAAATAGTAATGTAGATGAAATACAAATAACTGCTGACTTTACAGCACAGGATGTCAATGAAGGTAAGTATGTATTAGCAGTATTACATTTCTTTAGAAGTGTTACCAAAATGTTCTATGGACAAGACACCGACCCTATTGCAGGAACACCCCCTCCTTTATGTTATTTGAGTGGTTATGGACAATATCAATTTTCTAACCATCCAGTATTAGTTAGTTCATTTACTTACTCATTACCAAATGAGGTAGATTATATAAGAACTGGTATAGGATCTGCTTGGTCCGGTACATCAATAACCTCAGTGATACCTCAAACACTAACAAAAACAAGTACTGCGAGTGCTATTAGATTAGCGCTGTCAAATTTATTCAGCGGTGGAAAATCAAAAGGTGCAGTATTTACTACACCTTCAAACAGTACTAGTACACAATCTTTAACGACTGATGAGACATTAAGTTATGTACCAACAAAAATGCAAATAACAATTACATTGTTACCAATCATTACTAGAGCAAATATTTCTAAAAACTTTAGTGTAAAAGATTATGCGTCTGGAAAATTGCTTAAGGGAGGTTACTGGTAATGGCAACAGTTTACTCAGCTACTAGTCCGTACTACTCAACTTCAGTAGTTAATAATTTATATTTAGATGTAATGCAAAATAGAAGCGTTCCTTATAATGCAACCGATGTATATTGGGAAATAACACTAACATATAATATGAGACCTGATCTACTAGCATATGACTTATATGGTGATAGTAGATTATGGTGGGTTTTTGCACAACGTAATCCAAATAGACTTAAAGATCCTGTATTTGATTTTGTGCAGGGTATTAGCATTTATATACCTGAAATTACGAACTTAAAAACTGCATTAGGAATCTAATATGGCACTCAAACCACCAAGGCCAAATCCTTTATCGGAGTTTTCTAGTTATACATACAATATAAGTTTGTATCTAATTAACCCAGAAACATATAATCAATATGCTTCTGGTGGACCAAATACACCTAAAGATTGGAGATTGATTGCGCAAAGTGGCGGAATCAATAATAATGGTTCTACTAAACGTGCTGAAGGATTTGATTTTGACTATTACATTGATAATTTGAAAATAGTTACTAATACCAATTTTAAATTAACTTCATCACCGTCAAACAGTTTCAGTTTCAATTTTCAAATCACCGAACCCAATGGATTTAAATTTCCTACTGACTTAGTTAAGGCTGTGCGTGAAATGCAACAAACTAGCGGGTTATATAGACCAGATAGAATAAATGAAACGGTTGTTGCACTACAGGCATATTTTTTGTTAGTAATTAGATTTTATGGATATGACAAAGATGGCAATATAGTAACTAGTACAAGTACACAAGATCCAACAGTAACTGATAGCTCTGCAACATTAGAAAGAAGTTGGCCCATAACAATAACTGGTTTTAATTTTAAAATAAATGATAGAATGATAGTATATAATGTTGAGGCAAAATTGATTGCTGAAACTATGGCTATGGGTAGATTACGAGGTGTATTAGGTAGTGAAGTAAATATATCAGGTACTACAGTGGGTGAAATATTACAATCATTAACAGATGCATTGAATGCACAACAAAAAGTTTTAGTAGATACAAAAATATACAACGTAGCAGACAAGTATGTTATTAATTTTGCACCAAATTCGGGTATTGACTCAGCGGCTTTATTAGATTTGAAAACTGCTTACAATAAAACAACTCCAATGGCTTCAGTCACTGGTCCAGAGCAAAGCAATGTGCGAACAGGGGCAAATTCGTCAACTGTGTTGTTTGAAAAGAAAACATTAGCGGTAAGCAATCAACCTATTATTAATATCATTGACCAAGTTATTACTCAAAGTGCATATGTATATGATACATTGAAATATTTATTCAAAGAGGAAACTCAGCCTGTTACAGGATCAGATTTATCAGACTCAACTTTAACCAATTCTGATTCAGGAAAAAAACCACTTAAGTGGTTCATGGTAACACCATCGATTCAATTGAATGAAGTAGATGTACAAAGGGGAAACATACCAAGTTGTACAATCACCTTTACCATACAACCTCATAGTATACCTGATATCAGAGGCAGTAACATAGGAAAAACAGATACATATCTCGGACCTTATAAAAGATATCAACATACTTATTTGTCTGGTGTTGGTAAAGAAATTCTTAGTTTTGAACAAAATTATAACTTGCTATTTTTTAATTTACTAGGTGAAAATATTAGTTCAGTTTCTAGTACAAATAATGACCCGACTGCTCCTGCAGGCGTAGGTTCTGCTGATGTAAATAATCAAGGAAAACTTCCTACATGGTTTAATAAAGCGATTGGTCCAATAAAATCATACTTGTATGGACCAAGCAGTCAACTAGCAACTAAGATGACAATACTTGGTGACCCTGATTATCTAATGACTTGCACGGCACAGGGATATGATGCAATTACAAATCCATATTATGGTACAGATGGATGGAGTATTAATCCAACTACTGGACAAATATTTGTTGAAGTAGATTTTAGAGATGCAAGTGATTATGACAATAATATTGGTTTACTAAATGTAGCAAAAGATGACGATATATTCTTTTATAACTATCCACCTGAATTAGGCATAAAAGGATTAGCGTTGACAGTGTGGCAAGTTACAAGTAACTTTAGCAAAGGACAATTTACACAAGACATGAAATTTGGTGTACCTGCATTTCCAGACGATGAGGCAAAAACAGGTATAGGTAATATGAATAGTGCATCACTTAATCCAGCAAATGGATCAAGTGCAACTACTATACCCAGTGGAGCAACCATAAAAGCACCTGCGTCTGCCGCAGAACCAAACAATTAATTTAATAATTAGATATGGCATTTAATAGTAACGAAAATGTAGTCAAAACATTTGGTGGATTTAGTAGTAATAAAGATACTAGAGGTGGAGCCACAACTATACCTAGTGCAGTTATTGGTATTGTAAAGAACAACGTAGATCCTGCTCGCAGCGGAAAACTTCAGGTATATTTAGTTAGACAAGACAGTGCACTTGATCCAGATAATCCAGCTGGATGGAAAACAGTCAACTACATGAGTCCCTTCTTTGGTTATACTGCAACAACAAGTAGTGTGTCAGATGATGGAAAATTTGTAGGTAATCCAAATAGTTATGGCATGTGGATGACACCTCCTGATATCAATACTGAAGTTATATGTGTATTTTTGAACGGTGACCCAAGCCAGGGTTACTATATAGGTAGTTTACCTAATCCAGGTATATCTCAAATGGTGCCTGCTATTGGTAGTAGCAGTAGTATTATTGCAAATGCAGGTGAAGCTAGTGGTTACGGTGGTGCAACAACATTACCAGTCAGCGAAATTAATAATGCTAATCCTGCACATAGTCAAAACCCAAATTTAATCAATCAACCTAGAACTGTTCATAGCTATCAAGCAGCAATATTGAATAAACAAGGATTAATTCGTGATCCTGATCGTGGTACAATTTCTAGTAGTAGTACACGTGAAAGTCCTAGTCAAGTATTTGGTATTAGTACTCCTGGTAGACCAATATATAAAGGTGGTTACACCAATGATACAATTAAAGATGCAATTAATAATAGCTCAACACCAGATGATAAATTTAAAATTATAGGTAGATTGGGTGGCCATACATTTGTAATGGATGACGGTGATGTGACTGGTAAAGACCAATTGATGAGATTGCGTACTGGTACTGGTCACATGATTATGATGAATGATAAAGCACAAACTTTATTCATTATTCATGCTAATGGTAAAAGTTATATTGAATTAGGTAAAGAAGGTACGATTGATATGTACGCTATGAATAGCGTTAACATACGTACTCAAGGAGATTTGAACTTACATGCAGATAACAATGTTAACATCAAAGCTACAAAAAGTGTAAACATTAGTGGTGAAAATCTTGCAACTGAAAGTTTAAAACAAACTACTAGTTTTGTAGGTACTACGTATAATGGATATGTTAAAGGTAACTATACATTAAAGACTGAAGGTAAAATGTCAACTGAAACTACAGGTGAGTTTGGTATTAAAAATAAAAACGCTGCCATAGTACTTGACGGAAAAAATGTTAAACTTAATAGCGGTAATCCAACACTAGTGCCTGACACGGTAAATCAAATACCAATCGTACAACATCCCGACACATTATATAGTTCTAGTGTAGGATGGGCAGCTGCCCCGGGTAAACTATCTAGCATAGTATCTAGGGCACCAGCACATAGCCCTTGGTCTTATGCAAATCAAGGAGTAGATGTAAATATTAATCCAGATAGTAGTAAAGCTTTTCCAAGTCCCCCAAGTGCTAGTGTTCAAGCGGCAAATGCATCTGTTCCGGCTGCACCAATTTCAGTAACATCACCTACTATAGCATCAACCTCACCTCCTATGCTTGGCACGTCCAATATGCTTGATTCAGCTACTACTCGCACTATTGCAAGTCAAGTAGCAGTTAACGCACAAACAGACCCAGTTACTGGAGCAGCAGCAGTTGCAGGTGCAGGAATCGTTGGAAATACGGCAGTGATTGGACCATATGGATTAAGTCCGCAACAAATGGATGATGGTGGATTTATTAAACCCGGAGCAAGCAGAGCAGTACAACAATGTTTGGATACTGGAAAATCACTAACTGATAGTTTTCCAGATGCTATTTTTACTGGTAAAAACGGAATTACCAATATCAATCAATTTATAAATGATACCGCATCACAAGCTAGTTGTCTGAATACATTGCTTCAAAAAGCACAAACTGACTTGACAAATGTTGGAGTATTAGATGGTACTGAAAGTGCATCACAAACAGGTGGATTAATTGCTAGTAGTGCAGTACACGGTGTTACTTCAACATTAAATGCAGCGGGATTAAAAGGGGTAGACTCATCTAGTGTAACAGGGGCATTAAATGCTAAACCACCTGCATCAGTAACTGCAATATTAGGTATGATTGCAGGTGGAAATTTTGCTGGATCATTGGTTGATAAAGCAATGAATGCATTCAGTGGGCTTGGTGGACTTGACATAACTGCAAAATTTCAAACCACTGCAGCCTCATTATTTGCTACTGTGACTGCTAAGTTTAAGGGATTCTCCGCTAATGTTCCTCAAGACTTATCTGCACTTAGTAGTGCGGCTGGATCAAATCTCGCTGACGTAGCATCAAATGCTAGCGGATTGAGTAATCTACCTGGTGGTGCAAATGCAGTAACTGGTATAGTAGGTAACGTAACCGCCGGCGTGTCAAATGCAATATCAGGTACGTCACAATTAAATAGTATTGCAAACTCAGCGGCAACTGCATCAACACAACTAGCAGCATTGACAAATGGTGGTGCATCAAGTATAACTAGTTTAGCTACTGCGGGTTTACCTGCATCTGCCGTGAATGCATTAAAAGGTGCAGTTAATTCATTCTCTACTGGATCAGTAAGTGTTAAATTACCAACTGTTGCAAGTAACACAGTAGATTTTAGTAGTTTAGCTAAACAGTCTAAAAATCTATTAGGTGATGATAGAATACCCCCAGTGGATGTAGGTTAAATATAAGGAAATATCATGGCTACTTTTATAGGTTTTAGTACACAACATGCAGACAATGTAGTAACAAATGGATATACTCCGGGTTATACAAATACGATTGGAAATCAAAATCAGGGTACTTCTGTGCGTAGTGGTAACAAATATACAACTACCGATCAAGATTTAGTTATACAAGATTTTATCAATAGTTTGAATATACAACAAGGAACATTACCTGGACGCCCTGATTACGGTACCAATATTTATAGTTATATATTTGAACCAAATACAACTGAAACTAAATTAGCAATTGATAACGAGTTAAAAAGAATGGTATCATTAGATCCAAGAATTGTATTGAATACAATTCAATTAACTTCAACAGATACTGGGATTATAATTCAAATGGAAATAGCAATTAATCCTTTTTTAGATCCCTTAACATTATCAGTTTATTTTGATCAAGCATCTAGCAAAGCTAATTTAGTTACAGGCTAATCAAAAACGCCGGTTTTTGTTACGATAAATATAATACAGAGAAAACATATGGCAACAAGTTCTAGACAATCAAATTTATTTGGTGTAAATGATTGGAAATCAATATACCAAACTTATAATCAAGCTGATTTTCAAAGCTATGACTTTGAAAGCCTGCGTAAAAATTTCGTAGATTACTTACGTGCCTACTATCCTGAAACATTCAACGACTATACTGAATCTAGTGAATATGTAGCATTACTAGATTTAATGGCTTTCATGGGCCAAGCAATGAGTTTCCGTGATGACTTAAATACACGTGAAAATTTTATTGATACTGCACAGCGTAGAGATAGTGTTGTCAAATTAGCAAACTTAGTTGGATACACACCAAAACGCAATCTTGCAGGGCAAGGATTATTAAAAATAACAAGTATACAGACATCTGAAGCAATTAGTGATATTAATGGTATTAATCTTAGTAATTTGTCTGTTATATACAATGACCCAGCTAATTCAAATTGGCAAGAACAATTTAATACAATTATAAATTCAGCATTGGTAAGCTCACAAAGAATAGGGCGCCCGGGTAATAGTCAAACTTTACTAGATATCAAAACAGATGAATACGGAATAAGTATCCCTTCTGGTAGCACTCCAGTTGGTAAGTTTTCTGCTAAAATCGACAATTTAAGTATGAATTTTGAATATGTTAGTGCGACTAGTGTTAACTCAAATAGTTTATATGAGCCTGGCCCCGCACCTTCAAATAGTTTTAATATTTTATATAGAAATGATAAATTAGGTTACGGTAGTGCTAATACTGGTTTCTTTATGTATTTTAAACAAGGTGGACTGCAACAATACTTCTTTACTATAGCAGAACAAACTGTAAACAATGTTGTTAGCATAGGAAATATCGAAGGTATTAATAACACAGACACATGGTTATTTCAAATCGATCCTACTACTGGTGCATACACACAATGGACACAAGTAGAAAATATATACAATACACAAAATAGTTCAACAATTGGTAGCAAATTAAAAGTGTTTAGCGTAACTTCTGGGTTTAATGACACAGTTAGTTATAATTTTGGTGATGGTGTATTCAGTGAAATTCCAGTTGGTAATTTTGTGGCACTGGTCCGTTCAAGTAATAGACTAACATATACGATCAATCCAAGCGAAATGCGTGGTATCACCGTACAACTTAACTATATAAGCAAGTATAATAGAACAGAAACATTGTCTATGTCATTAGGATTGCAATTACCAGTTAGTAATGCACAAGCTCCTGAGACCATTGCAGATATAAAAAGTAGAGCACCACAAAGTTTCTATACACAAAACCGTATGGTCAATGGACAAGACTATAATAGTTTTCCTTTTACATTATACAATTCAATCATTAAAAGTAAAGCACTTAATCGTGTGAGTGTTGGTGTAAGTCGTAACTATGATTTATTAGATCCAAGTGCAAAGTATTCTAGTACAAATGATTTTGCAGATGATGGTGGGTTATATGTAGATGAGACCTCAGGGTTTGTCAATTTCACATCAACTGGTAGTAGTGATATCATTAGTTTCTTTACTGGTACATTGGCAACAATATTAGGTGGTCATCGTGCACAACAATATTATGTTCAACACTATCCATGGGTTAATTTTCAAGTTACAGACTTAGCAAGCGTGTACTATTGGAATCAAACAACTAGAGACAATGAGCAAACAACTGGTTTCTTTTACACAGAGAATGGCCCAGTGAGTATAGGTGTTAATAGCTCCGGGTATGTACAATACTTAACTGAAGGTGCGTTGTGTAGATTTGTTCCTCCGGCAGGATACTATTTTGATAAAAACAATTTGTTAGTAGAAGGATTGCCTGGCCCTAGTGATATAGTTTATATTTGGACTAATGTAGTAAGTGTTAACGGTGACGGTGCTAACAATGGATATGGTAATTTAAGCAATGGCACAGGACCAGTTGTATTAAGTTCATATGTACCAAATGGTTGTAGAATTACTACAGTAATACCTTCATTTACGAACGTAATTGGAACTACAGTAGTACAAGAAGCAATACAACAAATTAATTTAAATAATAATTTTTCATTGGTGTACAACAATACTTTAGGTGCAAATGTAACACGCTGGAGCCTGAGTACATATGAAGATAATTCCGCTTTTGTAACATTTCAAAGTTTAGGGAGTGGTAATTATTTAGTAACATACAATAGTACTGCATATTATTTTGCAAGTGCAAAAGAAGTTCGTTTTGCATATGATCAAGGCAAAGTAATTTATGATCCACTAAGTGGAAAAGTAATGCAAGATACAATTACTATATTAAAAAGTAATAGTCAACCAATCAGTAATAGTCCATTGTTCAATGATATAACATTATATGTTGTTGGGCAGCCAAAAGAAAGTGATGGCTATCCAGATGACTATAGTGTTGAAGTAAGTACAATGAATGGCAGTTTAACTGATGTTATTCGTGATCCGGACTTCTTTACTAAGGTTACCAACTATACATCAGGTAATAGCAACTATCAATACTTTGTTTTCTTACAACAAATTACTGATACTAATTTGTTATCACGTTATGTAATGATTCCTACAAGTGAAATAGTTTATCAATATGGTACATTAAGTGACATTGAAGTTGTTAAATATCAATTCCCAGTTAATACTGTATTCTATGCACCATTTGAAGATAAATTTTATACAAGTGCACAAAGTGCAACTTATGGAACTGTGTATACTGTGCAAGAATTGACCACATATAGTGCGAGAACAGGTCGTCAAGGTTTGTATTTTCAATATCAACATGTATCTGGGGATACAACACGTATAAATCCTGCTACTACAAATATTATTGATTTGTATTTGGTTACAAGTGGATATTATACTGCATATACAAATTATATAACTGACACTACAGGTACTGTTACACAACCTCCGGTACCCACATTAGAAGAATTAACAACAACTTATAGTAACTTAAATAACTTTAAAATGCTCACTGACAATATCATTATGAATAGTGTTCAGTTTAAACCCTTGTTTGGGGCTAAAGCAGACCCAAGTCTACAAGGCACAATTAAAGTGATTAGAAATGCTAGCAGTACTGCGAGTGACAGTGAAATTGCAACAAGTGTATTATTAGAAATTAACAATTATTTCAGTATAGAAAATTGGAACTTTGGTGATACATTTTATTTTAGTGAGTTGAGTGCATACTTGCACAGCGTATTAGGTGACTATGTTAGTAGTGTTGTATTAGTACCGAAAGATCCAAACTTAGTATTTGGTGATTTGTATGAAATTCGTAGTGCACCTTATGAGATTTTTGTAAATTGTGCGGTTGCAACAGATATTGTTGTTATCTCATCACTTACACCTAGCGTATTACAAACAGGATAAGAGTTTAACACATGGTAACAAGAACTAGAACGATTGATTTCTTACCAGAAATTTTTCAAACACGTACCAACCAATTATTTTTAAATGCAACATTGGATCAACTTGTCCAACAGCCTGACTTTAAAAAAGTGCAAGGTTTTATTGGTAGTAAGTTTGGTTACGGAGTAAAAAGCACAGACACATATCTCGTAGAACCAGATAGTGTTAGAAACAATTATCAATTAGAACCCAGTGTTGTATTTCAAAAAACTGGTACCAGTCAGGCAATAGATTTAATTACCTATCCTGGCATCATTGATGCACTTAGAACTGAGAGTGGAATTAATGTCAGTGATAACAAACTTTTTAATAATCAATTTTATAGTTGGGATAGTTTTGTTGATTTAGATAAAATTATTAATTATGGACAATACTATTGGATCCCAACAGGTCCTGAAAGTGTAAACATAACAACAGAAAAGTTGTTACTAGATAGCACATATACTATTATCAACAATCCTAATACATATGATTTTTCAATCAATGGTGCAACACCTATTGTTGGAAATCCAGAAATAACACTAGTCCGCGGTGGTACTTATACTTTTCTAGTTAATCAAGATACACCCTTTTATATTCAAACTATGCCTGGCATCAGTGGTGTAGATCCTACAAAAACAAATGTAAGCACAAGAGAAATATACGGAGTCACCAATAACGGCGTGCCAAATTCTGTGATGACATTTACAGTACCAATGGCAGATGCAGAAGATGGATATCGCTATCCAGTGGGCATAACTATAGATGTAGTTACTACATTAGATTTTAATCAAGTCAATGGACAGTATGTATTTGCTATTGATGGTGTAACAGATTTAGAGAATAAACTATTGATGTTCTATGGTCAAGATCCAAACGCTACTAGTTCAGTAGATGGTAGTATTCTCAATCAAAATCTATATAGAATTAATTATGTACCAACAAGTGATCCTTTACAGTTTTTAATTCAATTGACTGCTTATACATCAATACCAACAGAAATTCGCATTGATGCTAATTCAGGTAAACAGTTTATTGGTAAAAGTTTTGTTAAAAATGCAGTTGGTGAAATTATACTATTGCCACAAATCACATCAAATCTAAACACATTGTATTATGTCGATGGCACCAATGATAAAAAATACGGTATCATTAAATTGGTTGATGATGTTTTTAGTAGTGTATTAAATGTAAATGATATATTAGGTAGCACAAATTATGTAAGCCCAAATGGTATTACATTTAGTAATGGATTAAGAGTTACTTTTACTGGGTCAGTATATCCAGAAAATTATTTGAATGATAGTTATTATGTTGAAGGAGTAGGCACTAGCATTAATTTAATACCTAGTAGTCAGCAAATTGTAACAGAACCGTTTGGTCAGTATATTGATCAACCTTTTGATGAGGCATATTTTGGTACAACACCATTTGATAATAGTAAAGACTTGCCTAACGTTCAAGACTATATAACAATCAATCGTAACTCACGTGACAAAAATGCATGGAGTCGTAGCAATTGTTGGTTTCATGTTGATGTATTAAAAACAATTGCTAACAACAATAATATTAGTCCTATTGCAAGCGCTGCACTAGCCAGTACCACAAATCGTGCAAAACGTCCTATCATTGAATTCTATCCTAATCTAAGATTATTTGATCATGGAATCAATGGTAAAGATACAATCGATTATTTTGACAATATTACTCCAAATGCATTGTCTACTATAGCAGGTGGATCATTAAATGTATATTATCCTGATGGCCCAACAAGTGCACTATTTGATGGTGCTAGAGTTGTTTTTGCTGCAGACAACGATATCAATGTTAGAAATAAAATATATACTTGCCATGTAGCAACTATCAACAACAAACAAATCATAACATTGAGTGTTGCATTCGATGGTAATATCGAATACTTAGACAATGTACATGTATCTAGAGGTGAATCAAATGCAGGCTATAGTTTTTACTTTGATGGTAACCAGTGGTTAAATTGCCAAGAAAAACAAACAGTAAATCAATCACCTTTGTTTGATTTGTTTGATAAAAATGGTAACAGTTTAAGTGATCAAGAATACTATCCTGGTAGTGATTTCAAAGGTTGCACATTATTTGAGTATCTATTGGGATCAAATCCATTAGATCCAGTACTGAACTTACCTATTAGCTATAGCGGAGTAGGTAATTTAAATGACATTGTATTTCAAACTTCATTGAATGCAAATACATTCAATTATGTTATAAACAATACCAGTTATAATGAACAAGTAAACATTGGTTATGTACACTCATATGATAAAAACAATCAATTGGTAAGAAAAATTGGGTGGAATACTGCGGTTGAACGTAGTTTTCAATATCAAATTTTTAACTTTGTGTATAATTCTGTAACAATGCCTAATGGTCCTATATTTGTTGCTGATGTAATGATTAAAGATAGTATGTCAACAATGTGGCCCACTATTGTAGTCTATGTTGACAATTCAGTTGTTGATAGTACTAATTATACAGTTACAAATACAAATGATACAACTTCAATTACAATAACATCAAGTATCAGTGATGGTACACACGTTGATATTATGTTATATAGTGATCAAACTAGTAATATAGGATACTATGATATACCAACTAATTTAGATCACAATCCATTCAATGAAACCATCACTACTCTTACAAGTGGTGATATCAGAGGACATTACAAAAGTATTTGTAACAATTTAGCAGGTAATTTAATTGGTACTAGTTTTGGTGCAAACAACTATAGAGATTTAGGTGATGTTACAGGTTATGGAACAAGAATCATACAGAATAGTAGTAGTTTACCTATTGCCGCTGCTTTTATTCGTAAACAAAGTGCAAACTTCTTTAATGGTTTAATATACAATAGCAATGAATATGTAAAATTTAAATCAACATTGGTTTATACTGTAGATCAACAAAATTATACACCATACGATAGTGCCGCATATATGCTAGATGATACATTGAGTATCATGGTTGGGGTAAAATCACCAGATAACAGCTTCTTCTGGAGTGATATGATACCTAATCAGAATCCAACCATTAGTAATAGCTATGCGTTTAGAATTGGTTTAAGTAAAGCATTATTCCCATTATCTAGAGTATATGATTTTACAGTTGCAAATTATTATGGTGTATTAGCATATGTTAATAGAACAGTAGACGGATTGCCTGTACAATTACAATTAGCAAAAGATATTGATTATGTTATTGTAGACAATTATCTTGAAATTATAGTACCATTAAATGACGGTGATGTAATTACGGTTAATGAATATGACCAAACATATGGTAGTTATATACCTAATACTCCTACTAAGTTAGGATTTTATCCAAAGTACGTACCTACAGTTATATTAGATGATACATATTCAACACCTACATATTTTATCATTGGGCATGATGGAAGTTATACTAAGTTGTACGGTGAATACAATAACGGACTGTTACAAGATTTCCGTGACAAAGTATTATATGAATTTGAATTGCGTGTTTACAACAACATGAAAGTAAACACTACATTTGCAATTCAGCCAAATGATATTCGTCCTGGATTCTTCAGAGATACAGGTTACTCATATGATGAGTACATGTCAATTTATACTACCAACTTTTTAAATTGGGTTGGATTAAATCGTATTAATTATACTAATCAGTTCTATGATAGTACTGATGATTACACATATAATTATAATACTGCAATCAGTAGTTTAAGTAATACAACATTCAACAGTGGTAATTGGAGAGGTATATTCTTAAATCTATATGATACTTGCAATCCACATGATAGACCATGGGAGATGTTAGGCTTTGTTATAGAACCAAGTTGGTGGCAAACACGTTATGGTGCTGCACCATATACAAGTGATAACTTATTGTTATGGACAGATTTAAGTAATGGATTCATTTACAACAATGGTAATAGTTATATTGATAAAAACTATGTAAGAGATGGATTACTAAAAATTATTCCAGTTGATGAGAATGGAAATCTATTAAGTCCATTCAGAATCAAAGGATTGATTAAGCGTTATAAAATCACTGATTTCAAAAATAATTGGAGTGTAGGTGATGTTGGCCCTGCTGAATATAGTTATATAAAAAGTAGCTCATACCCATTCGATTTAATGCGTATATACGCATTACTAAAACCAAGCGATTTCTTTTGTTTAGGTTTAGACTTAGATGGCTACCGATACAATACTGAGTTCAACCAATTTTTAACTGATGATCGCTATAGAACATCATTGACAAATATTAATGTATATGGGAATGGTCAAGGCTTAGCCAGATCACTGCAGGATCAGTATGCAAAGCATAGTTATTTGAATTGGTTAGTTGATTATCTCAATCAATATGGTGTTGGTAGTAGTGAAACTATTGCAAATACATTGGCAAGTCTAGATGTTAGATTAGCATATAGAATGGCTGGATTTAGCGATCAAAATCAACTACAATTTTTAATTGAAAAAGGTAGTCCAAATAGTACTAGCAATTCATTATTGATCCCGGACGATAGCTATAGTATATTGTTGTACCAAAACGAACCTAATGACATCATTGTTTATAGCTCTGTTATTGTGCAGAAAACACTAACAGGATATAAAGTATTTGGTAACAGTCAAAACAAAGCATACTTCTTAAGTTATGCACCTTACTATAACAACCTAGTAAACCCAATCACAGTAGCTAACACAACAGTTAATATCCCAATAACTTACACAACAACTGTGATTACTACTCCATATGGAACAGAATTCTCTAGTGTACAATTATTATGTGAATTCTTAAAAGGATATGGTAATTATTTAGAATCTCAGGGTATGCAATTTAATGACATTGAAAATAATGTTGCTATTACATGGGATCAAATGATTGCTGAAATATTGTATTGGTATAACAGTGGATGGGAAGTTGGTAGTACTATTAATGTTAACCCAAATGCAAATACACTTACAATTGATACTGGAAGTACAGTAGTTCAACCTCTTACCGATTATACACATAATTTTGTATTGAATCAAAATTTGGTTCAATTTCCATTAGAAAGTCTAGCAATCACACGTATTGATACACAGTTTACTGTAAAATCATTAAGTCAAGCCGACGCTATAAGTTATTTTAAGAGTACATTGAGTAGCGTAGAACATGCAGTTGTATTCAATAATGTAACTGTGTTTAACGATGTTGTGTTTAACTTACTTACTGGATTGAGACAACAACGACTTTATCTAAGAGGCACAAAGAGCAATAATTGGAATGGTACATTGTACGCACCTGGCTTTATCATCAATCAAAGTAATGTAGAACCTTGGACTCCAAATACGCAATACTACAAAGGTGATACAGTATTGTATAAAAATAGTTACTACATGGCTAACATTCCTGTGATAATTCCAAGTGACGTATTTACAGCTAGTAATTGGATTAAAACCCAGTACCAAAATATACATAAGGGGTTAATTGCTAATCCAAATACCAGAGCCAGTGAAAGTCAATTGTATTATGACACACATTCTAGTAATTTACAAAATGATGCGGACTTGTTAGGATATTCATTGATTGGATATAGACCCAGATCGTATCTAAGTGATATTAATCTAACGGATCCAAGTCAAGTTAATTTATATCAATCAATGATTGCACTTAAAGGTACTGAAAATGCACTAAACATATTACAAAGTATTGATTTGAATGCGATTCAATTCAATTATAGTATGTACGAGAATTGGTTAGTACAAAAATCAGAATATGGTGGTATATTAAACCAAAACTTCATTGAATTCACACTAGATGGTGGAATGTTAACTGGTAATCCAGCAATCGTTAGTGTCATTGTTGATAAACCAGTTAGTGCAAGTCAACAAGAAGTGCCACTATATAGTCTAACCAATTACGGAAGACTATTAGATAATACAAATATATTGCCACTCAAGACAACTCAAAATACAAAAGGTCTACCAAGTGCAGGTTATGCTAACTTGAATGACACAACATACTATAGTTATAACTTAAATCAATTACCAAATAGTACAATTTATAATTTATACGGAGATGATTATATATACCTAGCCGATTCCAATGGTGATTGGGGTATGTATTGTGCAATACCTATCAAAGATGTAAGAGTAACACATGTCATTAATAATCTCAATGGAACAGTAACAATAACATTTACTAAATCACCTTTACTAAATGTTGGTGATATGATTGGTATATTGAATTTTGATACTAGAGTGGATGGTTACTATACAATAGATGTAGTAGTAAACAATACCACATACATCATAACATTAACATTAAGCAATAATGTGACACAGGTAACTAGTGGTACTGCATCGTTTGTATTCAATTTAGAATCTGTTAGACTTTCTAGTCCTATAGGATTGTTAAACCTAAGTTTACCATATGAGTACTCAAATAATTTAGTATGGGTAGATAGTGATAAAAATAACAATTGGGCAGTACTAGAGAAAAGTTTAAATTATACTAAACAAAATTTCTTAGGTAGCATCAGTGGTAATGAAACATACGGTGATAGTGTTAACTATGTACCGGGAGTAGGTTATGTTGTTGGTGATAGTACATTAGGTAATGTGTATACCTATGCAAAAACAGACAACGGATACATACTAAGAAATACAATTTCACATACTCCACCTTTTGGTAAAACCATTGCTAGAAATGATGAGTTTTTATTAGTTTCTAGTCCAGATAGTTCACTAACATACATCTACATATATAGAATTGTTCAATCACCTGAGATTGAAGCATTGGTTCCAGAACAAATACTTAGCTTTGCATTGGATACACCTGTTGGTAATACAATGACTGTATCCGGTGACGGGCAGTTGTTGTTTTTAAGTATTGATGGATATAGAACAAACAGTTTGTCTGATACCTGGGTGATTCCTCCTACTGTATTAGTATATAAACGCAATCCTTCATATACATATCAACACATTAAATCTACACAAGAAATTACAATCAATGGTACACCAGTGTACGAATTGATGCGTTTATCTGAAGCAACATTACCTGATAAAAAGTATTTCAAAGTAATGGGTGATCAAACTGTTAATGGTGATATTCATACAGGTGCTAGAGTAACATTCTATCAATATACACAGTTTGGTACATCATCAATATATTCATTTGGTTATATACCACAAGCATATACTAAACCTGCAGTTGTTGTGACAGGTGGTAGTGGCACTAGTGCGTCATTTGATGTAACTCTAAATCAAACACGATATACTGCTGCTATACATGCAGCTGGTACAGGTTATACAGTTAATGATATATTGACTATACCTTATACTATTTTAGATGGCTTAAGTACAACAAATAATTTAGTAATCAAAGTAGTAACAGTCAGTAGTACCGGCCAAATAACAAGTGCAAGTATAGTTTCTGGTGTTGCAAACGGATATAATTTAAATACAGATCCTGCTGATTCTCAATCAGTATTATTTAAAGCAACCGGATTCCCAAATTCAAGTAATAATTACTTACAACAATATAGAAAATATTATTTGAAATTAACAGGTACTATCCCAGTTGGTACAGTAATTAGTTTTGACCCTACTGCTGATATTGTGGATTATACATTGACTGCAAATAACACATATTATGGTACTTTGTTGACAGGTATAACTGCTACAAATAAAGTAAGCACAAGCGGAACAGGTACAGTAAAATTTGATGTAGATGTAAATGGAGCAACATATTTAAATGCAACACCAAGTCTTGGTTACTTAGGAACTGGTTATGCAGTAAATGATACATTAACTATATTAGGTTCTAGTTTAGGCGGTGTTGATACAACTAATGACTTAGTTTTACAAGTTACTGCAATTGGTACCTCGGGTAGTATAGCACAAGTTGAAATAGTATCTGGTACAGCAGTATCCTCTGAATATACAACATTATATCTTGATAACAGCAATTTACAAGCAACATTGTTTGCAGAAACATTCATTGCATTAGATTACGGACCTAGCCATGTATCATCTTACATATTATCTGACACTAGTAATGCAGTATATGTATATAAAAACATGTTGCCAAATTATGTAACAATAATCACATCAAAGTATGATATTATAAGTGATGTGACTACATATTTTACAGTAGAATATATTGGTTATAGTGTCACTGGAGTCAATACATATGTAAGATCGGTTAACAATCAGTTTTCATTGGTTGGTAATTTAAATAACGCAATATCACAAGACCCTGCAACAGGTTTATATTCATTAGGTCAAGTACCTACTAATAGCTTTGGAAGCAGTATTGCTAATAGCTATAATGGGGATAAGTTGTTTATTGGATCCCCCACAAGTAATTTCAATGATGCAATTGCAAATGTTGGATATGTTTATATATACACACGTTTGAGCGAAACTTGGGAAGTTCAGTATGATGTTGCAAGTACTGATTTTTATACTTTGATATTACCTTGGGTACCAGACCCAAGCAGTTCAGTATACATTAATGGAGCTATGTTAGAGACAAATCAATATGTAGTATTGAACTTATTGTCACAAGGTTGTTTCTTATTGATAGGACCTCGTGTACATGCAGGCGATATCATTACATTAAGTAGCCCAAACTTTGTATTAGATGCAAGAATAGCCAGTTATGATTCATTGGCACAATTACATCAAGGGCAAAAATTTGGTTCAAGTTTAGCATGTAATATTTCAGGTAGTGAACTATTAGTTGGTACTCCATATGATGTAACTGTTAAGGGCCAAGAAGGTGCAGTATACCGTTATACAAATGAAGGTAAAAAGTTTGGTACAATAACTGCACTGATTGCTGCAAACAATCAATTAGGTGCAACTTATATATTGTTGAATGGCTATCGTGTTACGATCCCAGCAAGCGCTGATGCATATGATGTTGCAAATGCTATCAATGAGTTTGCTGTTCCTAATATTATAGCTTATGTATATGATGCACCCACTGGAGAGAATTTATTAAGAATTAGATTGCTTAACCAGGACTTAATAAGCGGTGACAATAAATTAAACATAGCAGTATTCAATGGTAATTTCTTGTATGAATTAGGAATTAGTTCATATATAAAAACACAAACTATTCGTGAACCGCATCCACAGAATAGCAGTCGTTTTGGATTAAAACTTGCATTCAATGAAGCAAGTAGTTTTGTTGTAACTGCCCCAAGAGCAACTAGATACCTAAATACAGTATTTGATCTGATTGATGCAAATAATTCACATAACAATACTGTATTTGATAATAACTTAACAATATTTGAAGATAGTTTCTCTAACGCAGGTGCAGCATATGTATACGATTATGTTACACCTTATAAAGAAACGTTATTGAATACTGGACAGTTTATATTTGGACAAGCAGTTAACGATACTATTATTGATTATGGTCCTACACCAGAATATGGATTAAGTGTTGCGTTTAGTAATAATATTATTATGGTTGGTAGCCCTAACTTTAAGTCCAACACACAAATACAAACATTGACATTTATGGGTGATGGCACAACAAAACGTTTTGGTCCATTAGCTGATGGTATTACTATATTCCAGTTGTTAGTAAAAGTAGATGGACTACCACTAAAAGCAATTACAGATACAATGTATTATAATGGTGACGGAGTAAGAACAATATTCCCTATACCTGGTCAACTACAACCTAGTGATTTGTTAGTAACAGTTAATAATGCACAAAAAGTACCTTATACTGATTACATTACATCAGGTAATAATCTAACTTTCACAACTGTACCGGGTTCAGGAAGTGTAGTAGCTATTACTGGTTTAAGTTCAAATACATTTAGATTAGATAGTAATATGAGTGGTGGATTGCATATATTATTCTATAGTGCACCGTCTAATAATAGTGTTATAACTGTTGTAGAAAATTTGACATCTAGTGTAAATGGTTATGCAGCTGAAAATGGTAGTGTGATAATATATGAAAATACTAAAGGTATTACAAATTGGCACACATATCGTAGTCCATGTGAAATTGTAGATGTAGCAAAGATCAACAAAGTTCAATTGTATAATAATATAGACAATACTAATTTAGATTCACTAGATTATTTTGACCCATTGAATGGTAAACTATTAGGTGCAGTAAAAGAAAATATTGATTATATTTCAAGCAACGATCCTGCAGGATATAATTCAGATGTTTCACATGCATCGGGTAAAAATACATGGGGACAAGATCATGTAGGTAAATTATGGTATGATACATCAACCTCAAAATACCTAGACTATCACCAAGATGATTTATCATATAACAGTAGTTATTGGGGTTATTTATTCCCAGGTAGTATTGTTAGTGTATATACTTGGATAAGTAGTTCAGTTGATCCATCAATGTATAAAGGTCCTGGTACAGTATATAATACCAACTTATATGCAGTATCATATAGTACAACAAGTGCATCACAACTAAATGCAACATACTATTTCTGGGTAAGAAATACAAATACATTATACGGTGATAAAACTCTTACTGATACAGTATTAGAAAACTACATTAGTGATCCACAAAATAGTGGTATCACATACTTTGCACCATTAACAAGCAATACATTTGCATTATATAATAGCCGTGATAATATCAATGGATTGAATACAAATATACATATTGGATATAGTTCTGGTAATGGGCAAAGTGTATCACATGCAGAATATGAACTAATTCGTGCGAATTTTGCTGATGATTTCTTACCGGGCTTTATTGATAATAACTTAGGTATAACCAGCCCAACTGGACTATACTCTGTATTATTAGATAGTTTTGCAGGTGCTGATGAGGCTGGAGAAATCGTTCCTAACTTTAGACTACCTGCATATTTGCAAGTAGGTATCAATGTAAGACCTAGACAAAGTATGTTTATCAATCGCTTTAATGCATTGAAAAACTATTTGACATACGCTAATAATATAATCATACAATATCCTATCAATGATTATAGTGCCCCTTCATTCTTATATACAACTGGTGAATACTATAATACAAGTAACTACTGGTATAATGTATACTGGTGGCAAACAGGTTATGATAATAATACAAAGACAGCAGTAGAAGTCAGTACATATAGTGATTTATTGAAACTAACACCTACATCTGGTTTGATTGTTGGTGTAAGACAAAACAATAAAGGTAAACGTGAAATTTACATATACAACAATAATATTTGGTCACGTATTGGTTTACAAGATGGCACTATACAATTTAGTAGTGCGTTGTGGGATTACACAAATAATTTAATTGGATTTGGTAACAGTTTCTTTGACACTACTCCCTTTGGATATTTCCCTAGTATTGAAACACGCTACATCATACGTGCATTGAATGAACAAATTTATGTTAATGAGTTGTTAGAACATCGTAACAAGAGTTTGATATTGATATTTGAATATATTCAAAGTGAAAATATTGCAGGACATAATTATTTGCCGTGGCTTAATAAATCAAGTTTTGTTGATATTGATTATGTAGTACGTTCATTGATACAGACACCTAACTATCGCCCAGATAATGATATATTGATAAGTGGATATGTTGATGAAATAAAACCTTATCATAGTGTAGTTAGAAATATTGAATACAAATATACTGTTCAAGATAATACAGAAACATATAGCACAGACTTTGATTTACCTCCCTTGTATAATAAAACAAGTGGTAAATTTACCAGTCCTAACCTAGTCTATAATGTTAAGCAATTAGGTACAGGTAATTATTTGGCATCTGACCCTATATGGCAAAACACCAATTATAGTGATTGGATTAATAATTACGGGCTTAGTTTAGTTGACTCACCTAATTATATTGTATGTCTACTAAAAACATATGCATCTGCAGCTGATAGTATACTTTATGTTAATAATGCTAGAGGATTACCAATCGAAGGTATAATGAAAATTGACAATGAAGTTATTGCATACAATACAATAGATATAGAACATGGTACAATTTCAGGACTAACACGTGGCTTAAATCAAACAGTGGTAGTAGAACATTTTGCCGGCGCAAGCGTAATAATGGATTTACCTGCAATCGTAGTTCTTGATAGCGGAAGAGGTTATATTGACCCACCTACAGTTACCGCAGTTATTGACACAACAATATATCCAGCTCCTATTGTACCTGCAGTATTAAAACCAATTATGTCCGGTGATAGAGTTGTAGGAGTTACTGTAGTAAATCCTGGAAAGAACTATCCAACTGTTCCTGAAATTGTTATAAGTAGCAGTTATAATGTTTCCTTTACTAGCGACCAAATTAATTATGCTGCCAGTACAATTGTATTACCCACAACATATTTGGTTACAGGTGATCTAATAAGAAGTACAAGTGACAGTTCAACACAAACAACAGTCGCTGATGGATATTATTACATATATGTACTTGCTCAATTAGTAGGTGGAGAGTTAGTAGAAATTACATTACATAAATCATTTTCAGATAGTTTAGCAGGTAACGGAAAGGTTCAACTTGTTCCACCTACTAATCTAGTGACATATACATTTGGATTAACTGCTCAAGCAGTACCTCAAGTAAGTAATACTGTTGTGCGTGGTTTAAGTCCTAAGTTACGCTTTGATAGAACAAGTTACGAACCAAAAATAGTGCCTTGGAAACCTAGCTTATTTTACAGTAGTCCTTATGCAGGAGTAGGATCAGATATAAGTCAGACACTTGGTTTAAACTATGGCACAGTTATCAATACAATACCAGACTCTGGTACAGTATCACCTAGTGGTGGCACAGGCGCCACATTTACAATTTATAACATGTTACTTGGTGGAACATACGATGCAGTTATTGTTCATTCTGGTACCGGGTATCATGTAAATGATGTTATAACTATTGCCGGTAACTTATTGAATGGTGCAACCACTGCCAATGATTGCAGAATAACTGTAACAGCGGTAAAGAACATTTATAATAATGGTCAGGGTATGAATCAAGATAGTACTAGTGGTTCTGGTACTGGTGCATTGTTTATTATAACCAGTAATGGATCTACTTATACTGTTACTAGTGGTTATCATTATGGTACTGGATATGTTGCAAATGATACAATTACATTTGTAGGTACACGATTTGGTGGTGCAACACCTGCTAACGACTTAGTAATTACTGTAACATCGGCAAATGCTTCGGGTGCTATCGCACAAGGTGGATTTACATATGCAGGTACACCTGTTAATACTGGTTCAATCACATCAGTCTCAGTTGCAGGTATTCCTATTACTGCAAATATAGGAGCTAGTGCTACAGGTGTATTGTTACCGATTACTAATTCTACAACTGATGGTAATGGTGATATTGTAGTTAGTTTTAATTATGCAGTTAGTGGAATGACTCCGGCACAAATTCAAGGTTCACCTATATATTTCTACAATAGCAATGAATACTATACATATGATGACACTCTTAATAGTGGTGCTAAATTAGAAATTTATAGACCTAGATTTGATCCATACAATCTTAGAGAAGAATATACAGTAAAAGTTATAAGTTCTGGCAATATTTACAATGACAATAGTGTGATTGTAATAGCAGGTACAAATTTAGGAGGAACAAGTCCTGCTAATGATGCTACAATATTCATAACAACAGGAGAGGCTACAGGTAATCATCCTATTAGCACTGTACGTGTTACAGGTGTAAGTTATGATGCATTTGACATATATTATGCTAAACCTGTAAACAACACAGATGTACAGGTATATGTTGATAGTACGATGAAGATACCATTGAAAGCATCACACTATACATATACCAATTATGTTAGTTTAAGTACCGGTACTAATCCAGTATCATATGCATACATACCAGAGCCAATCTATGCAGGTGAAAGCTATATCTATGATGAAAGCAGTTATGTCATATACAATGACATTGCATATCGTTGTATACAAAGCAACAATGATAGTACATTCATTGCTTCAAAATGGGTAAAAGTAAATCAAGATGATGTTAATCTTAATGCATTAGATAGAATTGCAACATACTATAGTCCTACTAGTAACATGTTACCTAAAGATATCAAACAATTGATAGCAGGTGTTTCTTATCCTGATAATGTTTACTATGGTAATAGTTTTAGTCCAGAAGACAGTTATCCAATTGATGTAGTGGTTGCTGGACAAGAGTTCTACCCAACAAATGTAAATATCATTTCACTAATATATGACGGAACACATTATATTGGCTTATCTGAAAACTCACAACATAGTAGTGTGTTGTCTAGTACAGATGGAATTCATTATAACAACAACACAGTTAGTACACAACCATTATCGGTTACAAGTATAACATATTATGATCCATATCAACAATACTTGGTAACAACAGGTGTTGCAGAAAATCCAATCATGTTGAGTTACGATTTGGAGAATTGGGTCACAGTTGGTGCTACTGTTAATAAATTTGGTGTATCACATTTTGATGAAACACCATTTGATGTAAATCAAATATCATGTCCACCTGGTGTGTTGAATAGCATAACAGTCGCACAAGGTTATTATTATGCAGCCGGAGAAACAATATTAAGTAGTCCCGATGGAACAACATGGACAACAGTTTCACCATCTGATAATTCAACTAGAATGTTGTATTGCATCAAGAATATTGTAACATCACATTTTGATGGTTTTGTAGCAGTTGGCGGAGAAACAATAGTAACATCTGATGCAGGAACAAGTGCACCAGCAACCACAAATGCAAGCACTATCATTTATAGTACAGATGGTGTCACATGGACAGTATTGACTCCATATATAACAACCAATACATTATATACAATATGTTCTTCACCAACTACAATAGTAGTTGCAGGTGATAATGGATGTGTATATACTACATTAAATGGAACTACTTGGTCTACTCCTACAATAACACCTACCGTTACTACAAAATTAAATAGTTCAACTTATGCATTAGGTAAATTTGTAATTGTAGGTGATAATGGTACTATACTAACCTCAAGTGATGGGTTAACATTTGATAAAGTAATAGTTAATGTAAATTATAATTTCAATTCTATTACATTTGATGGTACATATTTGTATATAGGTGCAGATGGCGGCAATATTTATCGCAGTAACAATCCATCTACAACTTGGTTGGATGTTAGTGTTATTGGACAACCAAGCAATCAAATAGATCCATTAGAAAAATTACCTTATGTAACAGTTAAAGGTAATGATTTCTTATTTGGTTATGGACCAGAAGAATTAGTTCCTGGTGTAATGACAGACATCGTATCGATACGTGTAATCACAACCCCTGGCAGTCATTGGGATGATAATGACTTGATACTTCAAAATGTAGGCGGTTCATATATTGGATATACAAATTTCAATAAAGCGCACCAACTAGTTACTGTTACTGCACAAAAATTCAGTTTTTCTAATTTAGTTGTAAATCCTGCACAATTAAGTGTTTTCTTGTTTGATTCAACTGATGGTACAGGAACAGGTACACGATTATATCAAACTATAGATTATACGATCAATTGGATTACTAAAGTAGTTACATTAGTTAATTCTGTAGATTCAATGAAATCAATTGTAGTTGAAGTATATGAAATTGGTAATGGTAATCAATATGCTCGTGGTACATCTGATAATATTCCATTACAGACAAATAGTTTAACTGGTCTTAGTGAAATACATATACAACATGCATATATACCGCAAGATAATAACCCGGTCTGTTACCATAATGGAAATAAACTTGTATATGAAACCGACTATTTTGTCACCTATAGTGGCGGTGAGTACAACTATACAATAATAAGTTTTGCAAATACATATGATCAATCAATAGATTTCATTTCTTTTGCATTATTAGATACTAGTAAAAATCATCTTAACTTGTATGAAATTGGTTATTCAATTCCTGAGACACAAGTATTCAGTTATACATCTAGTAGTGTGTTTAATTTGTCAAGTAATATTACTGTGAATACACCAAATGCAACAAATGCAATTGTTGAAAAGAATGGATTAAGATTAGCATCTAGTGATTACACAATTGATACGACAGCCAATACATTAACCATATCTGCATCATTGAGTGCAGGTGATCATGTTGCGATTACAACATTCAACGAAACGAAACGCTTATTCTTGAATACCAAAACAAGTACATCATTGAGTGGAAGTAGCGTTACATTGACAATGGACCAACCAGTTGATTCCGGTACATATCCTGATGTCACTCCTTATTACTATACCAATGCATTAGTGTATATCAATGGAAAAATAATAAGCCCTGACTTATACTCATTCCAAACTGGTACTAATACAATTACTATTACTCCTAAAACTTCTGTTAGTAGCGGGGACGTGGTAACAGTATTAGCGATGGTTACAGGAGCAACACCAAATAGCAATACATTCACGATTGATATTGATAAAAACTCAAATATGAGTATATATAGGGATAATGATGTTGATGGCACTTGGTTAGTTCAAGATTTACTATTAACTGATGATACCATATATGTAAATGATGTTTCACGAATTGTAGATATTACAACGACTGATACTAATATTGTACAGATTAACGGTGAGAAAATAAGATTTTTATTATTAGATCCTATCAATAATGCATTGGTTGGGTTAGTCCGCGGGGTATTAGGTTCAGCAGTCTCAGAAACTCATTCAAAATATGACATTGTTTATGGTAGAAATAATAAAGTAAAACTAGATCCAATGTACTATACAGAGACATGGGAAAGTAAAAACATCAATAGCAAGGGTGATCCATTACAATTAAGCACTGGTTCAGTACCCAATTTCTTAAATTACGGACATTATTAATAGATAAATAACATAATGAGTGAAAAAGAACCAGAAAAAATTGAAGTTGAAGAACAAAAAAAGCCGGTTGACGAACAATCCGGCATATACTTTAGCTCCAGCGTAAAGATTTACGATCCTAACACCAGTGAAGTGATAGTTCAAATTAGAGGCGATAATTAATGTTTAATAGCATACCATTTACAATTAGAGGATTTCTAAAAATATATGATCCTGTGACACAGGAAGTATTTTTAGAAAAAGACAACGCTATTCACTATGAAAATATGAGCATTGCAATTGCTGATAGTCTTAGTAATAGGGGTGTAGGTACCATTTATCAAATGGGGTTTGGTAACGGTGGTAGTAGCGTGGATACTACTGGTATTATCACATATTTACCAACCAATACAACTGGACAAAATGCTAGTTTGTATAATCAAACATATGCAAAAATCATTGATGATACAAACATATTAAACACCAATCCAATTAGAAATAAAATGAGTAGCAACCATTCAACAGGTAAAGTCTACACAGATATTATTGTTTCTTGTTTATTAGATTATTCAGAGCCATCTGGACAGACAGCTTTTGATAATGGTACATACATGCAAAGTGATTTTGTTTTTGACGAAATCGGATTATTAGCAAATTACGGAACAGATAGTAATGGTGGAAAAATAACTAAACTACTAACTCATGTTATTTTTCATCCAGTACAAAAAAGTTTAAACCGTCAAATTCAAGTTGACTATACAGTTCGTGTACAAAGCTTGACTAATATGGTTACAATTTAACATAAATATATAACGGAGAGACATTAAATGGCGGCACAATATACAATATTACGTAGCAATGGTCAAGTATTGACTACGATTCAAGATGGAACAATTAATACAACAAGCACATCGCTTTCATTGTTTGGCAGAAATTCTAGTCAATATGGAGCCGCACTTGATACTAACTTTGTTCAGTTGCTAGAAAATTTCAGTTCTCCCACACCACCTGCGAATCCAATCAAGGGTCAATTGTGGTTCAATAGTTCACAGAATACATTGAATGTATGCCCTGCTGACAATACAAGTACTGCTACTGCATGGATTACATTAACAAGTACAAATTCAGGTGGAACTGCAACATTAGGTAATTTAGTAGTAACTGGTAATGTTACATCTGGAAATGCAAGTTTAGGAAATATTGCAACTGCAAACAACTTTACAACAGGCAATGCTACGATTACTGCAAATGTTACGGCAGCAAATGCATCATTTACAAACGCAAATATAAGTACACTTAAAACACAAATTCTTACTGCTGGTGGAACTAGTGTAACAGGAACATTAACAGGATTATGGTCTGCCGTAGGCACAAGTTCAGGAAATGCATTAACCATTCAAACTGGAAACTTAGCAGTTAACAATACTGGAAATGTATATGGTATCTTATGTGACAAATATATGTACGCAAATGGACAACCTTTTAATCCAAGTGGAACATACAATGATGCAAATGTATATACTTTCTTAACTGGAAGTAGCCCAGGTGGTGCACCAAGTAGCCCATTCAACGGAGCATTGACTCCTTCTTCATTAACAACTAGCAATATATCAGCTGGTCTTACTGCTGCAGCAACAGGCAACATCACAGGTACATGGACATTGACTGCAGGATCTACAATTCAAGCAACATATGCTGACTTGGCAGAACGTTTTGAATCAGATATGACTTATGATGAAGGAACAGTAGTTGAATTAGGCGGTGACAAAGAAGTTACTGCAGTGGTAGATGAATTGAGTGACAGAGTATTTGGTGTAGTTAGTATGAAGGCTGCCTATGTTATGAATAGCCAACATGGATATACTAATGAAACACATCCAGCAATCGCACTAAGTGGTCGTGTACCAGTTAAAGTTATTGGACAAGTTCGCAAAGGTGATAGATTAGTGAGCGCTGGTAAAGGTAAAGCTAGGTCTGCTACAAAAAATGAAGCAAATGCATTTAATACAATAGGTCGTGCATTAACAGATAAAGATACTTCAGATGAAGGCATAATTACAGCGTTTGTAACAGTTAAATAAGGATTTAGTAATGACATATAAATCAAAGTCATTAGTACAAGCTATTGATTATAATACCATAATTGGTACTGGTACTACAACTTCTAGTTCCACTGCTACAATTAATGTTGTAACATATTCTGATATCAATTATGGTACTGATAATTTACAGACAGTAGATATTTTAGTTCCAAGTACTTGGGATATCACAACTAATATTGGAACTCCACCAAAAGGTGTTGTACTTTGGATTCACGGTGGCGGTTGGATTATTGGTGATAAAAGCCAAGAACTTGGTGTTACTGTATCAAATGTACAACTTGAATACTTAGTAAAAGCCAATTATATAGTTGTAAATGCAAATTATAGACTAGCCGCAAGTACATCACAAGATCCAACTCCTACTGGATTCTTCCCTAATAATGTCACTGACATACAACAAATTGTTAATTTTCTATTATCTGATGGTGCAGGATATACCAATGCACCTAATATTGGAGCTAGTAGAAATATGTGGAGATATACACGTGCTGCGGCTAAATCATTTGGTTTGATGGTTGCCGGTGGTTCTGCTGGTGGTCACTTGGCAATAATGGGTGTAATGCAGAATGCATTGAATAACGGAGGCATTTTCCCTACATCTGTGTTAAGTATTGTAGGACCAATGAATCTAGTAACAGCCGGTGCATCAGATGCACAGAATCCAGCTGGTACGGCAGCAGTAGGATTAATAAACACATACATGAATGGCGGAAATCCTGCATCAGCAAGCCCTTATTATCAACTATCAAATTGGTTAGCTAATAGCACTCTTGTTAATACAAATTGTAAATTTTACTTTTGGTATAATGATGCAGACACATTGGTACCAAATACAAGTATTGTTCCTTTCGCCACAAATTTACAAGCTGGATTAGCCAACGCAGCTAATGTCACACTTATTGAAGTCAATGTTGATAGTTCAGGTAATACAGGTGGTGCAGTTACAAGACCTGCAGGTAGTGATGGATATCCTACTATATACGCAGCCTCACATAACATTCCTGGTTTGGGCCCATATTCAATACCTTCTACATTAATTAATATAGCAACACAAGCGTTTCCTACAACATATACTCCTACTGTATTACCTAACTCAATAAATGCAGTATGGGGAACAGGCGTAGGTCCATCTGGTTATGGTCAAGCACAATTAACGCCTATCGCAGATCCAACACTCAGTCATACAATTACTACAATCAGTGCCAAAGATTGGGAAAATGTAATAGCAGTTACTAATTTAATTGCAAATCAACAGGGTACTACGATTCCTTCAATTACACCGCCTGTGATTGGTAGTAAAATTACAACAGATGCAAATTTAATAGCAGCCTTGCATTCAATCTATACCAATAGAAATAATAGTGTACAACAAGGTACTCCATTAACCAATACAAAAACTAGTGCAGATACATGGAATAATATAATTGTATTTCAAAATGATTTAACATTTACAGATCCAGATAGAACAAGATATTTTTTCAATTTAGGTGGACAAATAGAATTACAATTTAGTGCTACCGATGGTGCCTCAACTAGTATAGACCACATATTCAATCAATTAGCAAGTAGTTGCGGATCTTTATACATTTCTGGTGTTAGTACAGGAACAGAAAACATTAATGGTGTTGTATATACTGGAGTAACGGTAGTAGGTGGTATACCTCCGACAACATCCAGTGGTAATATATTATTTACTACCGGTGGTTATTATGGTCTAACAACAGCTTATACTGAAATCTTTAGACGTACTGTAGGCGGATCAGGTAGCGGAGCTGGTTCATATATAAGCGTATTAGCAAAAACAAACGGAACACACGGTAATAATGGTGATAATGGTACAGTAATCAATATACAAACATGGTTTGTGCAAGTACCTAGTGGTATACACAATGTATCTGCTGGTACCACTGTTACATGTACAGTTATACCACCTTACTTAAACCCTAACTCATATCCTGATATAACTAAATTACCGGCACATTATAGTCAAAGCGCAAGTGTTTATAAATTTAGCCAATCATGGGATGTACCAAGCAATTCATCAACTTATACTATTAATAACAAAACACTTGTAGCGGCAACATTAGGTGCCATCACATTTACTCCAACTACACAGGTTTCAGGAAAGCAATTTAGTATTAGTGTTGATGCAAGTAATGGGTATGGATTAACATGGGCTATGACAATTGTTGGTGCTGCAAGTGCAACAAACTTGTCATACTCTGGTGCAATATCAACTGCATCAACATATACAATAAAGAAAGACGTACTTGCACCGTCAAAACCTGATACTTTGGTAGTTACTGTTACTATAGGTACAGGACCAAGTGCAGTCGTACAAACAGCTAATTATACAGTTACTGCTCCTGTATATACTAATACAGTAACAATGCCAACTAACAATAGTATAAACACAGGTGATACACTAACTATCGTTTTTGCTGGTTCGCCTAACGATACAATTACTGCTACTGGTTTATATCCGCCAGATCCACAAGACGATCCTACACAAGCTTATATAGTACCATCAATACCTCAAATATTTAAACTAGATGCAACAGGTGCATATACATATACACATTCAAATTATGCATCACTCGTACCAGTAAGCCCATTCAAATTTACATTTGTATTTGGAAATGATTCTAAAACAATTATATCTAAAACATTAACTATAACACAAAGCGGTTCTAAACCAGTTAAAACTTATAATCTATATGCACAAGATCCTCAAGGTAATCCTAGTAGTGGAGTAAAACCCGGGGATAGCATATATTTTATATTAAAAACTACAAACGTACCTTATCAAACTCAAGTACCATTTACTATTGGTGGTATTAGTGCTCCGGCGGACGGAAGTATTGCATTAGCCGCAAGTGATTTTTCAAATATTAATCTAAATGGAAAAGATGAATCAATAGTAACAATTAGCGGAACACAAAATTTTATAGTTGACAGTAATGGTACTGCTGTAATTATATTTACCACTAGTAAAAATATTACTATTAATAAAAGTATAACAATAACACTAACACCGAGCGTACCTAATGGTATTGGTCATGTAGTGGCTAATTCATTAACCTTAGCTAAAGGTATACCTGCTGCAATACATTTTAGCGCATTAAGTTATAGCTTTGACTGGGCAGTATCCGGAACTAATCAATTAGCTAAACCAGTGACTAGTATAGATTTACCTCCTGATTGGGCACCTGCTGCTAATTTTGCACCATTGACAGACATAAATTCATTACCAATAACATTTACTCTTGTTGGTTTTATAGGTGCAACAGTAGTAACATTTGGTGTAGCAGTAGTAGATCCGTTAACTGCAGCTATAGTAGGTAAAACTAAATCTTCGGTAATTGATCCAGGTGTAGGTACTGCAACAGTCGTAATATCAGCAAGTGATTTACCTACTACACCTAATATTGGTTCTAATAAAGCTGCAATTTATTTCTTATCGGCTACAGTAGATAATACTATTTCTCCAGGAACAGATGGTCCTGGAGGCGGTGGCAAATATCCTTGGCAATATTATGGTAAAATGTCTATTGGACCAAATGCAAATATAATACCTGTGTGGTATGTAAATGGACCATACAGTACAGTGAACAACACTCCTTTTGAAATGTTCCCTGCTACACCAAATAACATAGGTACCTATGCACTACCTCAAGCAACTGTGGGCACACCTTATAGCCCACAATTAATTTATGTACAAAATGGTGAATTTGATTTAGGTTATGCATTCAATGCTTCAGGTACATTGCCACCGGGGTTGAGTATTACTACTAATCCCGCATCATCTGATCCTGTTACTGGTTATAAGCAAAAACAAATAACATTATCTGGTACACCTACAACGGCAGGAACATATACCGGATCAGTATCTTGTGTAAATGGTAATAATACACTAACACAATCATATTCTATAGTTGTAGCGGCACATGTACAGGTTGGATTTGATTCTAACTATGTTGATGGAAAGCAAAATTCAAACATAGGTTTTAATTTCATTGTATCAGGCGGATTGTCAGGAGATACAATAACTATAAGTGGCTATTCAACACCTAATAATGGTCCTGATTTAACTTATCAAAGACCATATGGCCCCTTTACATACACATTGGATAATAATGGAGCACTTACACTTCCATTAAATGGTGCACCAAATACAGATGGAACTAATTCTGGTGCATTAGATCCTGGAAAATATTATTCAACAATTAGTTTTAAGAACTCAGGTTCCCCTGTTAATATAAATTTTAGAATAGAAGGGACTAGTCAAGTAATTGCTACAAAACCAAAAACTACTACACCTGTAACACAAACTGCTACATTAGTAAATCATGATGGTAGTGGATATAATTCAGGTGGAGAATATACATCAGTACCAGTAGATATAAAATTAGTAGGAAATCCAGGTGATGTAGTATTACCATCATTAGTAGGTGGAGGAACTATCCCCACATATCAAGTAACATTAGGCAGTACAGGAAAATATACATATAGTGCACTAACAATGCCTGCAGGTACATTTCAAATACAATTTCAATTTACTACAACTGACGGAGTTGTAACAACTATTCCGTTAGATCCTGCAACAGTTACATTTACTACACCACCAAATACCGTCACAGAAACAGTAGCATTATCACCAAATCAAACTAGTTATGTTCAGGGTGGACCAGTATTTGTAATCTCTATATCAAATGCAACACCACATGATTATGTAACCATTACATGTAATTATGCTAGTTTCTTTACTGATTTAAATATATATGATGCATCTGCAAATCCAACTGGTACGGTACCCAATCCTTTTACTGTAGATGCTAATGGTAATTTCACTTCAGATCCTTTGCAAGGTATATCTATTAATGATAATTATACTGTAACATTTACTTTTCTAGCAACTGGGCATTCAAAATCTGTTTCTTTCTCAATTAAGGCGCAGTCACAAACAGTTATATATAATGATACAGCATCGTTAACTGGATATCAGTATACAGGAACAGGTACAACCGCTGCAACAACTAATTCAACAACTACTGTTACCAAAGCATATAACATGAGTATTATACTTACTGGAGCCCCCGGTGATGTAAGTATGGCAAGCGTATATACACCATTGACTGGTTCACCAGTAACAACAGCTAGTAGGGTGATTGCAACTATTCCTACTCAAGTAGGTACTCCCACATCAGCAGGCGGAACAGTTACATATCAGCCTACTGGTTATCAGGTAGGCACATATACATTTACATTCACATTTAGTGACGGTACTGTAGTAAATAATTTTAACGGTGCTGGATCAGATTTGTCAAATGGAATACAAATTATTGCAGATCCAATAACTGCGGCTCCAGTACTAACTGTTACTCCATCAGGTCCATATAAACAAACTGATGCAATTACAGTAACAATGAGTGGTGCTACTCCTAGTAGACAATATTATCTTAGTGGAAAAAATGGAATAATAGCTCAAGGTCAGAGCAATGGACAAGGAGTTGTGACTTTCTTAAGTAATTTTGATCCACAGTCTATTATTCATATATCAGATTTAGGTGATAACCCCGGAGACCATGATACACTAACTACAAGCTCATCGTATAATCCACCGCTTCCGGTTGCATCAATTAATATTACACTTGCTAGTACACCCACAACGTATAATAATGTTGTAAACTTAAATAATTTTACTCAAACTAATAATGATCCCTTGCAATATTCAACAACAGATTCAACTGTATTATTGAGTTCAACATTTAGTGGTGCGCCAGGTGATGTATATTTAAGTGGTGTTATTGCAGGAAAACAACAAACTGTAGGTACGTTATTTGTAACTATTCCACCCGGTGATCCCCCAACAGGTGGAACAATAACTTCACAGCCTCAAGCTTTCGCTGCTGGTTTATATAATCCTATTTGGACTTTTAGTGACGGCACAACAGTAAAAAACTTTAGTAATGATCCTTATACAAATGGTGTAAAAATTAATACAGTATCAGTTGTAATACCACCAGGAGTACCAACTTTGATATTAGATACATATGGTCCATTTGTATCTACTGACTCTTTTGTTGCAAGTATGACAGGTGGAACAGAAGGTGCAACTTATACACTTACAAGTATCAATAATCCAAATCTTACTACTGCACTTGTACAAAGTAGTAAAGGAGCATTTGGTGTAGTATTAATTTCAAATCTTAATGATCCACTAACATCTGCATTTACTGATACACTGGTAGCAACCGGAAGCGATGGTTTAACAACTAACTCAATTAATATTCAGATAGCTGCAACGACACCAACCCCAACACCAACCCCTACTCCAGTGACATATACTAATATGGTTCAATTTCAGGATCAAAACAGTAATTATAATTACGCACCATGGTACGGTACAATACCTATAAATATGGCATTGAGTATAAAATTTAATGGTACACCTGTAACAGGTCCAATAATTGGAAATGTTTATTCAGGTGGACCAGGTAATTGGGTATTAACTCAGTATACTAACTTAAACTTTGGTAATTTAGATCCTAATGGATTTTTACAATGGGATTATGCAGCAGGCATATCAGATATAGGTAGTTTTAAATTGTCTGTAACTTTTTCTATAGGTTCACCTGCAACTATAGATTTATATTTTACTACAGTTGATCCTAATAGTTTTAATTCTGATACAAATTCAGGATAACAAATCTTTAATAAATTATGACATTACCTACAAATAACATATCAATGTCAAACGTAGATGTTGAATTAAGTAAAGCATCTACTGCAACAATATCACTTAACGATAGTGGCCCAAGAACATTAGCAGTTAAACCTTCTGGTCAAATTTCAATGGCTGATTTAGAAGGTAAGGCAGCTTATACACCCAAATTATATGAATATAGTCAAAACACTGGATACTCACCTGGTGTTTCCTACTCAGTTACTATACCTTCAGGTGTAACAAGTATTGCAATATTAATGGTTGGTGGAGGTGGAGGTGGAGGATCAAGTAATGCCGGTGCAGGCAAGTGGGACGGCGGGGGTGGTGGAGGCGGCGGCGGAGTTATATATGTGCCTAGTTTTTCGGTACATGCCGGACAAGTGTTAAAACTAACAATAGGTGCAGGTGGCACCGGAGGTGTTAATACTGCTGGTGTATCTGGTGGAAATTCTACTATCATCGATGGTAACGGTACTACATACTACACAGCTCCGGGTGGCGGTGGTGGTGGTGGCGGAGACTGGAATAATCCAACTGTTGCAACTGCTAATGGACATACCGGAAACGCAAGAAGTGGATTACCCGGGGGTTCAGGTGGTGGTGCTAGTGGACAAGACTACAATATACAAGGTGCATTTGGTGGACAAGGTTTTTATACTTATCCAGGATATACTGCCTCTACATACGGTAATAACGGCGGGTCATCAATGAATAACGGATTCAATGGAGGAGGCGGTGGCGCCGGAACTACTACAAATAATGCCAATACAGTAAGCATAGCGGTTAACACAGGAGTGATACCAGGTACAAACAAAGTAGTATCACAATGGCCTAATTCTAGTTCATCACCACCTTATATCGTACTTGTAAACAACAATTTATTAAATCCATGGGCACCAGTTAATAATGGTGGTGCAACATTTTTTCAATCTAATACAGGAAATCCACCCTCGAGTATTACACTAACTACGCTTAACGGTGCTGGGCAAGGTCAAAATGGTTATATTTCAGGATATGGTACTAGTGGTTATTTAGGATTAGGTTTTAGTGGTGCAGGTGGAGATGGTATTACAATTAATATAGGTGGCACCAATGTGACAATGGGTGCAGGTGGCGGTGGCGGTGGCAGTTATGAAATGGGCGGAAGTAGTGTTCAAACTGCTTATTGTCCGGCAAACGGTGGTGCAGGTCCTGGTGGCGCCGGCGGCGGCGGAGCTGGAGGGGGCGGTGGCAATTCATCTGGTGCAGCCCCTGGATCCGGAGCTACTGGATATGGTAATGGCGGTGGTGGTGGCGGGGGAAGATATCCTGCCACTATAGCTGCAGGTGGTTCTGGATCACCTGGTGCAATATTCGTATACGGTTAATTAAAATAAGGGGTAACAACTATGGATGATAATGTTTTATTGTTTTTAATTATAGTTATCATCATAGGTGGTTGCTATTGTTATGATTGGTATCAAAGGACTCACAAAGATGACATCGGACTCAAAGAAGACTGATACTGATCAGGATGATATGAAACAAGTTTGGGCTAGCTATAATGAAGCTCAACAAGCTTGGAAAGAGTTGATGTATCATAAAAAGAATACAGAACAAACTGATATTTCCAAAACAGTTGACGATTCAAAGAAATAAATATATAGTGTAAGTTATTGCTGTATGAAGCAAAGAGAAAGGTGTTCTGGACCCGGGTTCGAGCCCCGGCACTTCCACCAAGAGTATATTAGATTAGTGTATTCTTGACGGGGGTGAGCATGGTTTCGACAGGGCAAAGAGTAACAGAGTGGACAGCACATCAGCAACGATGTAAAAAGAAGAAAATCTATAAAGGCAAACGATTCAGTTTTCCAATTAGCAGCCTAAACACTGCTTAGGGTAAGACATACCTCGTAACAGAAATTCAGGACCTGCTTCGGCAGGTTTCCTTTTGTCAACTAAAACACATACTACCGCGTTATATATGTATAGGAGTAATCTATGCAAGAACAAAAAATGTGTTATAGTGGATCGGGTAAAGATGATAAAAAATATTACATACCTAGATGGACAACAAATCAAAGTTACCCAGACTATGACAAAAAACGAACCCATAAATGCAAAGACTCTAATTCTATACTAACCAAAAAATCTACATAGAAATGTGATTATCGTCACAGACAAA